ATGGCTTCATTCAGGAAACGGGTTGGCGGTTGGCGGGCAGAAATCGCCATCCTCGGCACACGGGAATCTAAAACATTCAGTACCAAGGCCGAGGCTGCGGCCTGGGCGTCGGAACGCGAAACCGAAATCCGGCGCGGCGCCGACAGCGGCATCGTCATCGGCAAAAGCTGCGGCGACGCGTTCGACAGGTATCTGGAAGAAGTCTCGATCCACAAGCGCGGCGAGCGCTGGGAAAGGCTGCGCCTCAACGCCATCGGCGAAGTGATCATTGGCGGTGAAAAAATCAAAGACATCAAGCTGGCCAACGTGACGCCTGAACTGCTTGGCGCCTGGCGCGATCAGCGCATGACCGGGGAAGGCAAGGTCAGTGGCGCCACCGTGAATCGTGAGCTGAACTTGCTTTCCCACGTTTTTACGACTGCGCGCAAGGAATGGAAATGGCTTGCGGACAGTCCGACGAGCGACGTGCGCCGCCCCAAGCCTGCCGCGTCCCGCGAACGCATTCCTACCGAGGATGAAATCGAACGCCTGTGCAATGCACTTGGCTTCGCCAACGAGCCTGTGACAACGAAGAGCCAGGCCGTGGCGGTCGCCTACCTCTTCGCCATCGAGACGGCGATGCGGGCCGGGGAAATCTGCGGCCTGATGCCTGCCTGGGTAGATGGCACTGTCGCCCGCCTCCCCGCCTCGATCAATAAAAATGGTGTACGGCGAGACGTGCCCCTATCGACGCGCGCGCTGGACCTCCTGGCGCTGTTGCCGGACTCCGGCGAGGCGCCGTTGTTCGGCATTTCCACATCCTCGCTCGATGCCCTATTCCGCAAAGCGCGCGAACGATCCTGCATCGAAGGACTGACTTTCCACGACAGCCGGCATGCGGCCATCACGCGGCTGGCAAAAAAACTAAACGTGCTGGACCTGGCGCGCATGGTCGGCCACAGGGATTTGCGTATGCTCCAGGTCTATTACAACGAGAGTGCCGAGGATATGGCGGCTAAGCTCGGGTAGGCACGGCTATATGCAAACGAAGTGGGCGGCATAGACGACACTAGGAGAACGGACTTCCTCAGAAAAGCCGCCCTAAAATCAGCACTCTCGTGACATTTGACAAGAATCGACGGTTAGTAAAGTTGTACCATGGTGTTGGTTACAACTCCAACTTTTCCACGAGGGCACTATGTCACATGAACTCGCGCTCACAACTGCGGTGAGTACAGAAAATAATAACGTCAACAACTCCATCTGGATCGGGCATTGGAAAAATCAGATGGGCTCTACGATGGAATTGCAGCTAACCGGTTCCGACTTGTCTGGCACCTACGTGTCAAGCAGCAGCAGTGCCGGCGGCCCAATTAAAGGTCCCTTAAAGGGCTATGCAGCGGGAGATAGAGCGGCGTTCGTCGTGATGTGGCCAGGCGGATCGATAACCACGTGGGCAGGCCAAATTATCAATGACCAGCTAAACCCATCCATAAAAACGTTGTGGCATTTAGTGACGGATGTTCCTGATGCCGATGAGCCAACAAAATTTTGGCAATCTACACTTGCTGGCGCAGACGAATTCACTCGATGATAGATGCGGATTCGATTCCCACCCCCACAACTAAATTGTTTAAAATCAAGTAGTTAGAAAGAAAAAGAGTGTCATTATTTGGGTTGTTTTAACCTAGGAATGACAACAAAATGACAGCCTTTTTTCCGTGTACGCGCCTGACACGGTGATCTGAGATCTGTACCCTGTTCATGGTTACCCGATACGGGGTTCGGAGATGTTGGCGACCGAATAAATGCAGAACTGGTCGTAATTTCAGACACTGCGGAAGGACGGATTACAGGCCCCCGTCTCGGTGCAGACGTTATAGATTCGTCGGGCCAACGTAAGACCAACCAAGCTGGCCATCATGGCAGAGGCAGTGTCATGCTCCTCACCTGGCACATCACTTGGACTACCCAAAACCACAGGTACTAGGCACACGCCTCAAAAATGTTAAACTTTGCAAGCATTTTCTTTAAATACGCGTAGAATACGTGAAGAACATAACGCAAAAAATAGTACAAAAATGACAATTCAACCCCAGACCACATGCAATGAAATAAGGGAACTGATTCATACGTTTGTGGATAAAGGTAAATTTCTAGACCGTGACTCACAAGTAGCCCTAGAAATTTTTGCAGAAATCGACAAGCTGGATAACTCCAATCCAGATGAAGGATTAGAACTCCGTGCTGCTTTGTTACATATTTGCGGTGATTTAAACGGTGCAATTACTGCATTAGATCAACGAACGAACAAAGATTTAAGCTCAGACTTAACTATATTGGCAAACTACAGTAGGTGCGAAGCCGCGCAAGCACTTTTTGCGAAGTGCGGTCCTACTACAGGCATGTTTTGGTCAAATGTTATGTATGCGAAACCTGCTGGAGCATTCCACATGGCGGCTAGTTTCGCTCGTGAAGCAGAGCGCATGCACTTACAAAGTACGAAGAGTACTTGCACCAGTGTGTACTCCTTAGAGGAGATTTTCATGATTGACGAAGTTCTTGATGAACTAGGAATCACCGACCCTAGTGCTGGAAAGATCATGGAAGTTGCAGGACGCGTCCTTGAACAACATGGATATATGTTCCTAAGCGCCGGGCCAGAGATTGAGATTTTTGGCGACCGCGGAGAGCAACGCACCATAAACTTAACCTATCGCGTCGCGGCAAGCTCTTCTGATGCAATCAACATGTACATGGACTTCATCGATGGACTATTCCAACGAGACTTAGATATGCCAATAGGGTTCCACGTGAGTTTTGGCGGGTCAAACGCATGACAACGACCTCGCAAGACCTCATTAACTCTGTTACAAAAAACCATACCCTTTCAACCTGCGAAGCCGATTGGCGGGGGATCTGCTCCAGATCCTATTACACGATATACCAGGATGGGAAAGAGTTTCACAATCAGCTTCCGATACCCGGAAACCTACGTCCGGGGAGTGCCTCTGGCATGCATCAGGAGTTGCTTGAACGCCTGTCTAATCCGGGAATTCCTAAGGCAGATAGAAAATGTTTGCTATCAAAGCAAATTGGTGCACTTATGACAAGTCTCCACCTTAGACGAATCAAAGCTGACTATAAACGGCCAATGCTTATCACTCGCCAGGATGCAGATGACAGTCTTGCCGAGGCAAACGCAGTGTTTACCGCCATTTACGGTGGAACGGCGGCTATACATCCCGTGGTTGCCACGCCTGCGCCGACTTTGCCGCAAGCGGGACAACCGGCAGTAAAGGCAGGAAATCGAGTGGGGGCGCCTAGTAGGCCTACGCTTACCCGAATAAAATAAAAGAGGCCCGCGTATGCGGGCCTTTTCTATTCCGTCCATCGCGATGCTCTAGCGGTCACCAACTCACTTACATACTCTGTCGTACACGAACGGCTTCAAGTAAACGTCTTGTTCTCAACTTCGATAGTTTCTACTATCGGCTGGTTGACTTTCTTAAAGTGGAATGGTCCGTGAAGTTTTAATGCAACCCATCGACGTACAGAGCCTCTTCCCTACTACTCCCCACGCAGCCACGCACCACCAGCACGAAAAACCGCTCAAAGTGCGTCAAAATGCGTCAAATTGCATGCCCCCTCTTCGCCCCGCCGTGCCAGTCCTCATGCGCCTTCGGCCATAGTGCAAATTTGAGTCAAAAGACCTCTATATAGCGGGCAGGTGTGGAGGGGGGACAACTGCGCGCGCCGGGCCGAAACTGACCTTTTTCTTGCCCCGGGTGCAACATCATTCGTCAGGGCGTGAAAAAGCCGCCTCTTGGGCGGCCTGTGCGGTGGCTGGGGCGCTCCGGCGCGGCTGGGCTATCTCAGCCCCGCCCTGCCGGCTATCGCGGCGTAGCGGTCATCCTGCGCGGCCGGCGCGTGCCTTCGCCGCCTGCTCCTTGTCGTAGTCGTCGCGGCAATCCACATCGCAGAACAGCAGTGCGGGCGCCAGCGGCTCGTCGCAGTAGTGGCAGCAGCCGTGCGCCTCCAGGCCTGGCCGGCGCCGCACGGCGGCCAGGCCGCGCGCCACCTCGGCAAAGATGATCTTGTCCGTGTTGTCGACGTGGTCGCTCATTGCACGCCCTCCCCGCCCGTGGCCAGGTCATACGGGGCGAACTTCACCACTTCCACGCCGGCCCACTCGTTGATCGCCATGAACTGTGCCTGCAGCGGCACCAGCTCGTTGCGCGCGAAGACGCGCGCGGCAGGTTCCACGGCGCCGAAGCCGCCGGCATTGTTCGGCAGGATGCCCATGAGCTGGGGCGGCACGCGGTGCGCGGCCAGTTGGTCGTCGCGCGTGACGCTCTTGATGTTGAAAAACTCGTCCTTGGCGGCCACGTCCGACACGGGCAGAATCTGGATGCCGTCCTTCTTGCCGTTCGGCGCGTACATGAACAGGTTGCGGAAGTTGCCCGGCCCCTTGCTGTCGCGCATGGCCTGGCGCAGGTTGTCCACGTCCTGGGTGTTCGCCGCGGCATCGGTCATGTAAAACACGAAACCGGCGTGCGAGCCGTTCTTGTAATACTTACGGCGGAACAAGGTGGCCGCCTCGTTGAGCCATGCCGACTGCAGCGCGCTCAGGTACTGCGGCACACCGTACAGCTCCTGATTCACGTCCGGTTCCATCAGGTGGAAGACGCGGCCCTTGTCGAACTGGTGCACGGCCTGGTAGCCGTTCACGAAATAATAGGTATCCAGATCGACGCCGCGCCGCATGTACTTGGCCAGCGCATGCTGGTACATCAGCGCCTTGCCGCTGCGGCTGGGCCGGTCTTCCAGGTAGGCATTGCCGAACGTCAGGAAGTCCAGGGCCATGCGCTTGAAGGCGTCGCGCGACAGGTACTTGCTGGGGATCAGCGTGGACGCCAGCACGTTGGCCTTGAAGTGGATGGCGCTGCTGTGGTGCACGCCCGCGTTAAACGACTTGGCCAGGCCAGCCAGGTTGACGGGCGGCTCGTACCAGTGCCCGTTCTTCCAGCATTCGAAGCAGTCGAGAATGTCGGCGTGCTCGAGCACGGGCGTGGGGTCGCCGAAGGAAAACGCCTCGATGCCGGCGGCGGCCGGCGCCGTGGCCGCTGTGGGTGGTGCGCTCTCGGCCTGCCGGCCGCGCAAGTGTCGTGCTTTGCTCAAGAATAAATCTCCATGAAAGAGTGGTGGTTGTCGGTGGTGCCTTCGAAGGGCTCGTGATCGAGGGCGTGCATGCAGGCCCACGCCAGATCGGCGTGGCCGGTTTCGTCGCTGCGGCCGGCGACATACGTCACGTGCCGCCCGCTGGGGGTGAGGGTCTTGTGGATGGCCATGAAGGACTGCGCAATGTCGGTCCAGCCGGCGTCGAATTCCAGCCGGCCCTTGCTGATGATGTTTTTCGCCTTCAAGACCATGCGGGTTTTGACTTCGGGCGAGTAGTTCAGGGCCGTGACGGCCGGGAAGAAGCCGCGCACGATCGGCAGCACGCCGATACCCATGCCCGTGGTATCGATGCCGATGTATTCGACGTTGTAACGCTGGGTCATCTGGCGGATGGCGTCGGCGTGATCCTCGAAGCTCTGCCCGCGCCACTGGTGGCGCTCCAGGATGCGGAACTTGCCGCCGGCCGTCATGGGCGGCGCCAGCACGACGCAACCGGCGCTGTCGCCGTTCAAGGCCGGGTCGTAGCCGATCCACACGGGGCGGTTGCCGAACGGGCGCAGGCCCAGCAAGGGCTTGTAGTCGTCCCACTCGACCCAGGAATCGACCATGCAGCGCTGCAGCTCGGCCAGCGGGAAGACCGAGGCCGAGTCGTCGATAAAGTTGCACATCAGCAGGTTGTCGAACTGGTCCGGGCTGTATTCGAAGTTGCGCAGCTCGTCGATGTCGAACAGGTTGCAGCCGCCGCGCTCGGCGTCGAGGATGGTGACGATCTGGCGCCATATCTTGTCCTCGCCCGTAAAGCCCGACGACAGGCGGGCGTGGCTCACGTCGATGTTGACTTGATCCGCCTTGGCGCGGCGCTTGTTGAACAGCTCGCCCGTCCAGAACGGGTAAGCCTGGTGCGTGGTCGAGGATGGCGTCGAAAAATACGTCTTGCGCCACTTCTTGTGGATGGCCATGCCCGAGGCCACCTTGTTGAGTTCCTGGAAATTCTGCGTCCAGAAGAATTCATCGAAGTAGAAATTGCCGTGATAGCCCTGCGCCGTGCGCGCATTGGTGCCCAGGAAATACAGGTGCGCGCCGTTCGGCAGCACGATGGGGTCGCCCGTCAGCTCGATGCCGGCAGCTTCACGCGCGAATTGCACGATGTATTGCTTGAAGACGTGCGCCTGCGACTTCGAGGCGGACAGGAAGATCTGGTTGCGGCCCGTCGCCATCGCGTCGGCCAGCGCCTCGCGGGCGAAGTACCACGTGGCGCCGATCTGCCGCGACTTGAGGATGGCGCGCGTGCGCTGGTCGCCGTTGCGATACCAGACCTTTTGATAGTCGAAGAGCGAATCCTGGAAGGCGTCGAGCAGCTGGATTTTCTGTTCTTCGCTGAAATCGTTGCGCGTCGGCTTCTTCTTCGGGCCGGCGTTGCGGTTCGCCAGCTTGGGGTTGAGATCGACCTCGTTGCCGCCCGGCTGCTCGTAGCGGCGCACGCGCGCCGCCTGCACGATGGCGCGCATCAGCAGATCGATTTCCTTGTAGTCGCTACCGCTCTTGACCTCTTTTTCGATCAGTTTGACCAGGCGCAGCTCGGCCGCTGCCTCGACGTGCTCGATGGCCTGCGCCTTGTCCCACTCGTCGCGCGCCTTCCAGCTATTGATCGTGCTGCGCTTGATCCCTAAGTGTCGGGCGATGGACGAAATGCGCCAGCCCTTCCAGTACAGGGCGCGCGCAGCACGGCGCGGCTCGGATTCGGGCACGGCCAGTTCGGCGATTATTTCTTCGGTTTTTTGTTCAATGACTAGCATGCCGCCAGCGTAGGCCGCGCGCGCGCGGAGCGGGGGAAGGCAAAAGTCGCTATGGCCCATAGCAACCCGCACCGCATTGAATCGCGGCGCCAAGACGTTGACCATGGCGTTATCCGATCAACCGAGACACGCCACCATGCCTAAATCCCAATTCTTCCGCGTCGCCACCGAAGGCGCCACCACGGACGGCCGCAACATCGACCGCGCCACCATCGAGCAGATCGCCGCCACCTACAACCCGAAAACCTACGGCGCGCGCATCTGGCTCGAGCACATCCGGGGCATCCTGCCCGACAGCCAGTTCAAGGCCTACGGCGACGTGATCGCCGTGAAAGCCGAGGAAGTGGACACGGACAGCGGCAAAAAACTGGCCCTGTTCGCGCAGATCGAACCCACGCCGGAACTGGTCGCCATCAACAAGGCAAAGCAAAAGCTCTACACCAGCCTGGAAATTGCCCCCGACTTTGCCGACTCGTCGCAGCCCTACCTGGTCGGCCTGGGCGTCACCGACAGCCCGGCCAGCCTGGGCACCGATGCACTGAAGTTCTCCGCCGCCCGCAAGCAGCAAAGCACCAACCTGTTCGCGTCGGCCGTCGAGGTCGAGCTGGAATTCGAAGAGCAGGGCATCAGGCTGGCCGACGCCGTGAAAAACCTGCTGTCGCGCTTTTCGAATAAATCCGGCAGCGACGCCGCGCAGTTCGCCGACATCAGCGAGGCCGTCGAGGCGCTGGCCGGCCACGTCGTCACCGCCAACGACAACTATGCCGGCACCCTCAAGCGCCTCGATGCGGCGGAAAAGGCGCAGAAAGCGACCCAGGAAGAGCTGGCCGCTTTCAAGGCGCAGATGGACGAAGCGCCCGGCAACGGCCCGCGCCGTCCGGCCGCCACCGGCAACGACGGCGCCGTGCAGACCGAGTTTTAAGCGCCCTCGCCCTTTCTTCCCCCATTCAACAACGGAGCATCAATACATGAAAAAGCAAACGCGCCAGGTCTTTAGCCAATATGAAACCCGCCTGGGCCAACTGAACGACACGGACAACGTGGCCAAGACGTTCAGCGTCACGCCCAGCGTGCAGCAGAAGCTGGAAAACAAGATGCAGGAATCGAGCGAGTTCCTGTCAAAAGTGAACATCATCGGCGTGGGCGAGCAGGAAGGCGAAAAACTGGGCCTGGGCGTGTCCGGCCCGATTGCCAGCCGCACCAACACCAAGGACAAGGAACGCGAAACGCGCGACCTGTCCACCATGGACAGCACGAAGTACCGCTGCGAGCAGACCAACTTCGACACGCATTTGAGCTATGCCAAGCTGGACGCCTGGGCCAAGTTCCAGGACTTTCAATCGCGCGTGGCCAATGCCATCCTCACGCGCCAGGCGCTGGACCGTATCGTCATCGGTTTCAACGGCGTGAAAGTGATGGCCACCACCGACCTGGCCAGCAATCCGCTGCTGCAGGACGTGAACAAAGGCTGGCTGCAGCACCTGCGCGAGCAGGCGCCCGAGCGCGTGCTGGGCCTGGTGGCAGCCGGCATGCCGGGCAAGGTGATCATCGGCGACGTGGACGGCGCCGACTATGCCAACCTGGACGCGGCCGTCACGGATGCCGTCAATCTTCTGGACCCGTGGTATCAGGAAGACACCAACCTGGTGGCCATCGTCGGGCGCAAGCTGTTGAACGACAAGTATTTCCCGCTGGTCAACACCAAGCAGGCGCCCACGGAAACCCTGGCGGCCGACATCATCATCAGCCAGAAACGCATCGGCGGCTTGCCGGCGGCGCGCGTGCCCTACTTCCCGGACAACGCCATCCTCATCACGCGCTTCGACAATCTGTCGATCTACTTCCAGGACGGCGCGCGCCGCCGCCGCGTGGTGGACGAGCCCAAGCGCGACCGCATCGAGAACTACGAGTCGTCCAACGACGCCTACGTAATCGAAGACCTGGGCCTGGCCGCGCTGGTGGAAAACATCGAGCTGAAAGACAAATAATGGCGAACCAGTCCCCCGCCCTGCGCCACCGCGCGCGCATGCTGGCCGAGCGCACGGCCGGCGCAGCCGCGCCGCAGGGCGTCACCACCGGCACGGCCTACGAGCTGATGCTCTACAAGCTGGCCGATGACCGCCGGCGCCTGAAGTCCATCCAGTCGGTCGAACGCAAGATCGAGGTCAAGACCACCTTGCTGCCGGATTACGCGCAGTGGATCGACGGCGTGCTGGCCGGCGGCAAGGGTGCCCAGGATGATGTGTTTGCCACCCTGCTGGTGTGGCACATCGACACGGGCGAGTACGAGCGCGCCCTGGTCATGGCCGCCTACGCCCTGGAGCACAAGTTCACTCTGCCCGACACCTACAGCCGCGACATCGCCACCCTGATGCTGGACGAGTTTGCCGAGGGCTTCCTGCACGGCAAGCTGGCCGCCGATCCACAGCACGCGGCCCAGGTGCTGGGCCAGGTGGAACAGTTGACGGCCGCCAGCGACGCGCCCGACCAGGCGCGCGCCAAGCTGCACAAGGCCATGGGCCTGGCCATGATCGCCGTGCTCGATCAGGCCGACGAGACGGACATCGCCCCGGAACTGGTGGCGCAGGCGGAAACAGCCATGGGCCAGTTGAAGCGCGCCCGCGCGCTGTCGGAATCGTGCGGCGTCAAGAAGGATATGGAAAAGCTGGAACGGCGCCTCAAGCGCGCGGCCGGTTCCACGTAAAGAGCATCCCCCGCAGCACGGCGGCACGGGGGGAGTCTGGCCAAACCTTTGACCTGATGAACCCCGTCCACCGCCCCCTTTTTGAAAGCGCCCCGTATGTCCTTCATGGCCCTGCCCCCGTCCATCCCGCCCGGCGCCACCCCGGCGCCGCCGGCGCCTGTCCCTGGCGTCATCGAGAACGACGGCTGGTTTCCCGACATCCTGCTCACCGATATGCGCGACGCCATGCGCCTGGACGGCACCGTCACCGACGCGCGCCTGGTGCAAGCCGTGGTCGATGCCATCCTGCAGGTCAACCGCGAGCTGGCCGACTGGCAGGGCAAGCAGGCCGCTGCCGGCATCACCGCCCTGGTAGACGTGCCGGCTGCGCGCATCAACCGCGAATCGCGCTTGCTGGCGCAGTACCGGCGCGCCGTCTACAGCACGGCGAAAGCGGATCTGATCGAGCGTTACCGCGATTACGACAGCACGGCCACGTCCGTCAGCGACAAGAAAAGCATGGAGTGGCTCGACGAGGCACCCGGTGCGCAGCGGCGCAATGCGCAATGGGCCATCGCCGATATCGTCGGGCGCACGCATCTGACCGTGGAATTGATCTGATGCAGGTGCGCACGCAGCAGCACGACACGGTAGACGCCCTGGTGTGGCGCTACCTGGGCGACGGCGCGGGATACGTCGAGCAGGCCTTGGCCCTGAATCCCGCGCTGGCGCGCTACGGCGCCGTGCTGCCGGCTGGCCTGGTCGTCACCCTGCCCGAGCCGGCGCCCAGCACGGGCCAGGTGGCGGACATCGTGCAGCTATGGGATTAACGCAGCAATCCACCATTTTTACTCTCATGAAAAATCTATCTACCCTCTCACCGGAGAATCAAGCAATGTCCGCAGAATCGTTTGGTGGTTTCGCCACCCTGGTCAAACTATACGGCTTCAAGGCGGCGCTGGGCATGGTCGGCGCGGCCATGCTGTACATCGTGCTGCCGCCGCTGAACAGCGACGGCACCTTCAACAAAGGCGAATTCGTCGCCCGCCTGGCCTGCGCGGGCGTGTTCTCGTGCCTGCTGGGCGGCACCGTGTATCAACTGCTGTGCGCCCAGCTCCCCGCCATCGGCGCCATGGTCAACGCTTCCGCCATCGACCTGATCGTCGGCGCGCCCGGCTGGTGGGTGTCGCGCGCCGTGGCCCTGTGGTTCCAGCGCCGCAGCGACAAGGACATCGCCGAGCTCGTCAAAGACGCGAAGGAACACTGATGGCCACCATGGAAAATCCCCTGATCGTGCGCACCATCGATGCCATCCTGCGCGCCGAAGGCGGCTATGTGAACGACCCGCAAGACAAGGGCGGCGAAACCAATTACGGCATCACCGTGGCCGTGGCGCGCGCCAACGGCTATCAAGGCCCGATGCGCGAGCTGCCCGTGGCCATGGCGCGCGCCATTTACACGGCGCGCTACATCACGGAACCGAAGTTCGACCAGGTGCTGGCCCTGCATGCCGGCATCGGCGCCGAAGTGATCGACACGGGCGTGAACATGGGGCCGCATCGCGCGGCCGAGTTCCTGCAGCGCTGGCTGAACGGTTTCAATGACACGGGCGCCCGCTATCCCGCCCTGTTCGTCGACGGCCGCCTGGGCGCGCAGTCGCTGGGCGCGCTGGCCGCTTTTCTCAAATGGCGCGGCCAGGATGGCGCCGCCGTGCTGCTGCGCGCCCTGAACGGCCTGCAGGCGGCGCGCTACCTGGACATCACCGAAGCCAACAAGAGCCAGCGCCGTTTCCTGTTCGGCTGGATCAAGGAACGGGTGGCCATGTGACCGCAACCACCTGGCGCCCGCTGGCCGCCTGCCTGCTATGTGGTGCCATCGCGGGCTGGACGGCGCAGGGCTGGCGCAAGGATGCCAGCATCGCCGAGCTGCAGCGGGCGGCGGCAACCCAGGCGGCCACCGCCGCCACCGCGCTGGCCCAGGCCACCGCCCGCGTGCTGACGTTGGAGCGCGCCGCCGGCACCGCCCTGGCGCAGCGCGCCGACCACCTCACCCAGGAGCAAACCCATGCGAAAACTGAACGTGACCGTTTCAGCCTTGATGTGCGCAGCGGCGCTGTGCGCCTGTCAATCCCCGTTGCCAGCAGCCAGTGCGCCGCCACTGCAGATACCGCCGCTGCCGCAGGCGATCGGCACCAAACGCGCGCCGAACTTGACCCAGCGACTGCGGCAGCTCTTAACGCCATTGCCGGCGACGGTGACGACGCCACCCGCCAGCTGAACGCCTGCATCGACGCCTACAACCTAGTACGAGACACCTACCATGTACAAACCGAATAGCCTGCGCCAGCACTTGGCCGCCGCCATCCCCGACTTGCAGCGCGATCCCGACCGCCTGCTGGTCTTCGCCGACGAGGGCAACGTGGTGGCGTCGGCCACCGCTTCCCTCTCCTTCGAATACCGCTTCAAGCTCAACCTGATCGTGACCGATTACGCGGGCGACGCCGACGCCATCATGGTGGCCCTGATCGCCTGGCTGAAAGTGCACCAGCTCGATCTGATGGCCAACGAGGAAACCCGCAAGCACGGCATCGCCTTCGAGGTGGATTTCAACAACCATGAAACGGTCGACATTTCCATCAAGCTGGACCTGACCGAACGCGTGGCCGTCAAGACCGGCGAGGCGGGTCGCCTGGACATCAAACACCTGGCCGAGATACAGCACACGCCCGCCTACGCGGACGAGTTCTGGAAGCTGTATGACGGCGAGACCCTGCTGGCCGAATGGCGCACGCCCGAGGCGACGCCATGAGCGGCGACCTGCACGCGCTGGAAGCCTGGGCCGGCGCCCTGCTGGCTAAGCTGCAGCCCGCCCAGCGCCGCGCCATCAATCACAAGGTGGCCATCGACCTGCGCCGCAGCCAGGCGCAGCGCATCAAGGCCCAGCAGGGGCCGGACGGCGCGGCCTATCCGGCGCGCAAGCGACGCAAGGAATTCAAGGGGAAGAATGGGCGCATCAAGCGGCAGAAGGCGGCCATGTTCGCCAAGATCCGCACCGCCAAGCACTTGATAGTAAAGGCGAGCGGCGACCAGATCGAGGTCGGGTTCTTTGGCTGGGTGGCGCGCGTGGCGCATGTGCATCAGTTTGGCCGGCAAGACCGCGTGTCAAAAAAAGGGCCCGCCTACAAATACCCGGAGCGGCCGCTACTTGGCTTGAGTGAGTCGGATCGGACGTTGATACGTGAATCGTTGCTGCATCAAATGGATAAAAATTGAGATGCTTCAATGCAAACTTCAACTGACAGTAGTTATCAAATGAGTTAGAGTCGTATGATACCGAGTGCAACCGGCCAAAACCGGCCGAATTTACCCTGCGAAATTCCTTGCTTTTCCGTCTGTTGGTAAACTTTATGATATTTTGATATGTACGAAGATGACAAGGATAAGGTTCGTCGCAACCTGGTGGCCTTAAGCGGATTCATCCTTGTCTCCGCCTATCTTAAGCTGAGGTTGCCGAATAAAATATTTGACGTTGAGCTTCCGAAAGAAACCAACAAGATTTGGGTTGTGGTTTTGATCGCCTTGGCTTATGCGTTTTGGCGGTTTATTCACAGCGATGAGGCACGCAAAGCGCGGTCGAGCATTGCCTCCCAATATGCTGATTGCAGACTCCAAGTCTATAACTACTTGCTCTTTCGAGATTTAAAGCGGATATTTCTCGCCAAGCCGCCACGATGGCTCAATTCCTTGCCAATAGATGCGAGGCTAGAGCAAGAACGAAATAGTTCCCAGTATCAATACGTTCGCCTTACTGCACTTGCACCACGCAACACGCGGAGGTGGCCACATCAGGGATTCGAGCAACGGAGCGGCGCGACAGCGGTGGAAATGGAATTCGCGGGGCTCTACACCGCAGACAGGGCGTCAACAATGTTTCCCGCATCTCCCAACATAGAGCAACAGTTTTTGACAACTGTCGGAGAACAAACGTTTACGTTCCCACGGTGGATCGAATTTTTTGTAACCTTGTCTGCAATCATTATCTTATTGGTGCGCAGCGAGATTATTCCCGAAGTTCTAATACCATATGGTATGGCCGCCAGTGCAGGAGTGATCGCACTTGTTCGGGTACTGAGCTGAGTATTTTCACAAAGGTTCGAGTTGAGACGAAGTCATTCACTCACCACCTCGCCCCCAACTTGCGAATATAGGCTTGTGCCTTACTGGCTTCCATAGTCGCTAAGCCGCTTATCAACCCGCCCCCGCGTGCATCCGCACGCGGACTTCGGCAACATGCACTGCATGAACGCCGACCTGTCCGACCTCACCCGCTTGCTGCAAAACCTGATCCGCCTGGGCACCATTGCCGAGGTCAACGGGGCCAAGGCGCGCGTGCGGCTGGGGCCGACACTCACCACTGAATGGCTGAAATGGGTCACGCCGCGCGCCGGCAGCACGCGCACCTGGTCGGCGCCGACAGTTGGCGAACAGGTCATCGTCTTTTCCCCGGGCGGCGACCTGACGCGCGGCATCATCCTGCCCGCGCTGTACTCGCAGGAATTTGACGCACCAGAAACCAGCGACACCATCCACACCACACACTACCCGGACGGCGCCGTGGTGCAGTACGACCATGCGGCCCACGCCCTGACGGCCCTACTCCCCGGCGGCACCGCCACCATCACCGCAGACAAGGTGACGTCGAACGCCCCCAGCACCATCTGCACGGGCGACCTGACCGTCATGAAAAACCTGATCGTCATGCAATCGGCCACCGTGGAAGGCGCCACCGCCCTGAACGGCGGCGTGAACGCCAAGGCCGGCGCCGCCGGCGGCGTGGCCATGGCCGTGCAAGGCACGATCAAAGCCAGCGACGACGTGCTGGCCGGCGCCATCAGCCTGGCCAAGCATCCGCACGGCGGCGTCAAGGCCGGCGGCGACCAGTCGAATGGGCCACTGCCATGATGGGCATGCACGCCGCTACCGGGCGCAGCCTGACGGGCCTGGGCCACCTGCGCCAGTCCGTGACCGACATCATCACGACGCCCATCGGTTCGCGCATCCGTCGCCGCCGCTATGGTTCCGAAGTGCCCGAGCTGATCGACCAGCCCCTCAACAGCGCCACGCAGTTGCGCATCTATGCCGCCACCGCCTTTGCCCTGCGCCGCTGGGAGCCTCGCTTGCAACTGTCCAGCGTACAACTCACGCGCGACACGGACGGCGCCATCGCCTTGCTGCTCGATGGCACGGCGAATGGCCAGGGCATCACGCTGGCCGTGCCCGTCAAGCAAGGCGGCGTCGTATGAGCACGCCTATCGACCTGACCCAGTTGCCCGCGCCCAGCGTGGTGGAAGCGCTGGACTTCGAAACCATTCTGGCCAGCCGCAAGGCGCACCTGGTCAGCCTGCTGCCGGAAGCGGAGCGCGCGGCCGTCACGGCCCTCCTGGAGCTGGAATCGGAACCGGCCACCAAGCTGCTGGAAGAGAACGCGTATCAGGAAACCATCCTGCGCAACCGCGTCAACGAGGCGGGCAAGGCCGTCATGCTGGCGTTTTCCCTCGATGGCGACCTGGACCAGCTGGGCGCCAACGTCAACGTGGCGCGCCTGACCATCACGCCGGCCAATCCGAACGCCCTGCCGCCCGTGGCCGCCGTCATGGAAGATAACGACGCCTACCGCCTGCGCATCCAGGAAGCGCCGGACGGCCTGTCCGTGGCCGGCCCGAAAGCGTCGTATGAATTCCACGCCCGCAGCAGCGACGGCCGCGTCAAGGACGCGAGCGCCACCAGCCCGGCGCCGGCCAGCGTCACCGTCACGGTGCTGGCCAACAACGATACCGGCATTGCCGGCGCAGACATCTTGGCCATCGTGGCGCGCGCGCTCAACGCCGAGGACGTGCGCCCCCTGGGCGACCGCCTGAGCGTGCAGGCCGCCCAGGTCATCGACTACCAGATCGAGGCGACCTTGTATATCGGCGTCGGGCCAGAAGTGCCGATTCTGCTGGATGCCGCGCGCGCCAACGCCGCGCGCGTGTCGCAGCCGCGCCGCCCGCTGGGCCACAGCATCTATCGTTCCGCCTGCAGCGCCGCCGTCCACGTCGAAGGCGTGCGCAAGGTCGTCTTGAACAGCCCGGCGGCGGACATCGAACTGAACGCCACCCAGGCCGCGCGCTGCACCGGCATCAATCTCAACGTGGTGGTGCTCGATGAATAAGCACGTGCCCACCCTGCCGCCGAACACCACGGCGCTGGAGCGCGCCATTGCCGTGGCCTGCGCCGAGCTGGTCAACGTGCCCGTTCCGCTGCGCGACGTGTGGAACGCCGACCGCTGCCCCGTCGCCCTGCTGCCGTTTCTGGCCTGGGCCTGTTCCGTGGATCGCTGGGACGACGCCTGGCCCGAATCGATCAAGCGCGGCACCATCAAGGCGTCCTATTTCATCCACAAGCACAAGGGCACGATTGCCGCCGTGCGCCGCGTGGTCGAATCCCTGGGCTACCTGATCCGCATCACCGAATGGTGGCAGACCACGCCACCGGGCACGCCCGGCACGTTTCGCCTCGACGTCGGCGTGCTCGATACCGGCATCACGGACGCCATGTTCCAGGAAATGGAACGCCTGATCGCCGACGCCAAGCCCGTCAGCCGGCATTTGACGGGCCTGGCGCTGTATCTGGAAACCCGGGGCCAGGTGCGGATCGGGCTGGCCACCTATCACGGCGATGCGATGACGGTCTACCCGTGGATCGCCGAAGAAATCGAAGTGCGCGGCACGCTGTTACAGGGCGGCGCACCCCATACCATTGACACCATGACCATCTATCCATGAGCACATATTTCGCTATTCTGACGCAGGTGGGCGAGGCCAAGCTGGCCAACGCCATCGCCCTGGGCCAAACCCTGAAACTGAAAAAAATGGGCGTGGGCGACGGCAACGGCGCCCTGCCGATTCCCGACCGCTTGCAAAAGGCACTGGTGCATGAAGTGCGCCGCGCCGACCTGAACCAACTCGCCATCGACCCGGCCAACGCCAGCCAGATCATCGTCGAGCAAGTCTTGCCCGAGGACGTGGGCGGCTGGTGGCTGCGCGAAATCGGCATCTACGACGAGGCGGGCGACCTGTGCGCGGTGGCCAACTGCCCGCCCAGCTACAAGCCCCTGATGGTCGAGGGCAGCGGCCGCACGCAGGTGGTGCGCGTGGTGCTGATCGTCGCCAGCACGGCCGCCATCGAACTGAAAATCGATCCGTCCGTCATCCTGGCCACCCGTCAATATGTCGATGACCAGGACATCGTTGTCCGCGCCTATAGCGACACGCTGATGGCCCAGCACCTGGCCGCTCTGGACCCGCATCCGCAATACAGCATGAAGGAGATCGTGACACCGCCGAAATTTGACGCGTCGAAAAAGCTGGTCAATGCCGATTTTGTGCAGCGCGCGCAAGGAAACATGGTGCGCTATGCCGACGTCATTGAAAGCCGCACGCTCACCGCCGAGGATATGGGCTGCGCCTTGTACTTCCCGACTGCGGGCAAGACCATCACCATTCCCGACCCTGTATCGCTTGGCATTCCCAACAATTCCGGCAAGTGCGTCAAGTTCTTCGGGCTGTTCAATAGCGGCACCATTCTTGCCGCGCCAGGCGTGAACATGGGATTTGATGTCGGCAGTGTGCCGAGCATCACAATTAAGCCGGGACAATTCCTGACCCTCATGGCGACCGGGGCAAAGGTTTGGCAAGTCATCGACTCGACCGCCGAGCTGTGGCGCAATGCCGACTTTGCGGCAATGTTGTCGTCGAGCGGCTACCAGAAACAACCCGGCGGCATGATCCTGCAATGGGGCGGCGGAGCGCAGACACCGGAATCCGGCTATGTCGATGTGATCTTTCCGATTCCGTTTCCAAACGCGTGTTTTCACGTCTTCACTGGATATGAAGGGCAAGGCGGAAGCGGGTCCAGTCTGCCCAGCAACATCAACGTCGGTATGAGGACAAAAACGGGCTGTCGGTTGTTCACCTACAACGGAAATGCGCTGTCGGCCGGCATCACCCCATCCTACTTTGCGATTGGAAATTAATCATGCCCGTCAGATATTCACCGAGCACAGGTTTTTTTTACCCCGTCAACATCACGTACCAGGATATCCCGTCCGATGTGTTTGAGGTATCCGAGGCGGACCACCTGGCCGCCCATGCCGCCCGCGCATCGGGCGGATCGTTCAAGTTTGTCAAAGGGACGTTGCGCACCACGCCGCCGCCAGCCATGCCCTACGCGCGAGTGTCCGCCGCCTATCTCGATAGCGTTCGCGCGCGTCGTGACGCCATCCTCAACCGCCTGGCCGGCATCGGCTTTGCCGCCATGGCCGACGGCGACGCGGACACGGTGCGCGCCATCACTGCCGCGCGCGCCTGCCTGCTCGACATCACCATCTGCCCGACGGTGGCCGCCGCGCAGGACATGGCAGCGCTGCAAGCGGCTGTCAACGCCGAATTCGCGCGCATCGCCGCCACCCTGTCCGACGAGGCGCGGCGCGCCTTCGACGAGGCCGGCACGGCAGCCCCCCAGTAACGCTTTTTCACCACTCACCAGGAGAGCCACATGGCCACCGACTACCACCATGGCGTGCGCGTCATTGAAATCAACGAGGGTTCGCGCCCCATCCGTACCGTCTCCACGGCCGTGCTGGGCCTGATCGCCACGGCCGACGATGCCGACCCGGCTGCCTTCCCGCTCGACACGCCCGTGCTCGTCACCAACGTGCTGGCCGCCATGGGCAAGGCCGGCAAGACGGGCACCCTGTACCGCGCACTGGAGGCGATTGCCGCGCAAACCAAGCCCCTGACCATCGTCGTGCGCGTGGCCGAAGGCGAGACGGAAGCGGAAACCACCACCAACGTGGTGGGCGGCGTATCGGCGGACGGCAAGTACCTGGGCGTGAAAGCCTTGCTGGCCGCACAAAGCAAGCTCGGCGTCAAACCGCGCATCCTGGGCGCGCCGGGCCTGGACACCAAGGCCGTCACCAACGCCCTGGCCAGCGTGGCGCAGCAACTGCGCAGCTTCGTCTACGCCTCCGCGTATGGCTGCAGCAACGTGGTGGCCGCCACCACCTATCGCGGCCAGTTCGGCCAGCGCGAGGTCATGATCATCTGGCCCGATTTTGTGAACTGGAACACCGCCACCGACGAGGAAGCGAGTATTTCCGCCGTCGCCTACGCCATGGGCCTGCGCGCCAAGATCGACGAGGAAACGGGCTGGCACAAGACCCTGTCCAACGTCGTCGTCAACGGCCCGACCGGCTTGACCCGTGACGTATTTTTCGACCTGCAAGACCCTGCCACCGACGCCGGCGTGCTCAACGCCAAGGAAGTCACCACCCTGATTAACATGGGCGGCTACCGCTTCTGGGGTTCGCGCACCTGCGAGGCGCCGGGCGGCTTCTTTTATTTTGAAAGCTACACCCGCACGGCCCAGGTGCTGGCCGACACCATCGCCGAAGCACATTTCACCTTTGTCGACCTGCCCTTGCATCCGTCCCTGGTGCGCGACCTGCTGGAAAGCATCAACGCCAAGTTCCGCGACCTGAAATTGCAGGGCTACATCATCGACGGCCATGCCTGGTATGACGAGCAGTACAACGACAAGGACACCTTGAAGGCGGGCAAGCTGGCCATCGACTACGACTACACGCCCGTGCCGCCGCTGGAAAACCTGCGTTTCCAGCAGCGCATTACCGACCGCTACCTGGCTGACTTCGCCTCGCGCATCGCCGCGTAATCGCCCACATCACCACCCTGCCCGCGCCCGCGCGGGCGCAACTGAACAACGGAGAACACTATGGGCCTGCCCCGCAAACTGAAAAATTTCAACCTGTTCCAGAACGGCGTGTCCTTCCTGGGCATGGTGCCGGAAGTCACCTTGCCCAAGCTGAGCCGCAAGATGGAAGAATACCGCGCCGGCGGCATGAGCGGCCCCGTGTCCGTCGACTTCGGCAACGAGGCGCTGTCGCTGGAATGGAGCGGCGGCGGCCTGATCGCCGAAGCGCTGAAACAGTACGGCGCGCACACGCACGGCGCCGTTCAACTGCGCTTTGCCGGCGCCTACCAGGAAGACGATGACGGCACGGTCGCCGCCGTCGAAGTGGTCGTGCGCGGCCGTTACAAAGAAATCGACATGGGCGCGGCCAAGATGGGCGACGACACCACGCACAAATACACGATGCCCTGCAGCTACTACAAGCTGATGATCGACGGCGCCACCGTCATCGAACTGGACTTCATGAGCGGCACCGAGAACTTCGGCGGCGGCGACACCAACGCGGCCATCCGCAAGGCCATCGGCCTGTAATCCCCCTTTTTACTTTTCACCACCACCCTGCAAGGACAACACCATGAACACCGAAAACAACAATCAAGCCGTCATCGAACTGGACGAGCCGATCAAACGCGGCGACACCTTCATCGCCTCGCTGACCGTGCGTAAACCCAAGGCGGGCGCCCTGCGCGGCATTTCCCTGATCGAGCTGGCCAACCTGAACGTGTCGGCCCTGCAGATCGTGCTGCCGCGCATCACCGAACCAACCTTGACCGCGCACGACGTCGCCAACATGGACCCGGCGGACTTGCTGGCCGTGGGCGCCGAGGTTGCCGGTTTTTTGGCGAGCAAAGCCGATCGCCTTTCGGTATCCCCGGCGAAGTAGAAGACGCCATGGCCGACATTGCCGGCGTCTTCCACTGGACGCCGGCCGCGATGGACGGTTTTACGATTGATGAACTGATGGCCTGGCGCGAACGCGCCAGGCAACGAAGCGGAGCGGAATAGATGGCTGGTCGGGATCTGAAATTACAGGTGGTATTTGCGGCACTGGACAAGATTACCGGCCCGCTGAAAAAAATCATGGGCGGCTCCAGCGACACGGCCAAGGCGTTGAAGGCGACCAGCGACCGCTTGCGCGAGCTGAACGCCCAGCAAAAGAACATCGGCAAATTCCGCGAGTTGCACGGCGGCCTGGACGCCACCCGCACCAAGCTGGAAGCGGCCCAGCAGAAGGTGGCCAGCCTGGCCACCAAGATGAAACAGACGGAAGCGCCCACGCGCGCCATGACGCGCGAGTTGAACGCCGCCGTCAAAGCGGCCGGCGCCCTGAAGACGGCCGGCCAGCAGCAGGCCCAGCAACTGCAGGTCATGCGCGAGCGCCTGGCGGGCGCCGGCATCGGCACCAAAGACCTGGCCAACCACGAGCGCACCTTGCGCCGCGAAATCGAGGCCACCAACAAAACCATGACCTTGCAGCAGCAGAAGCTGGCCAATGCAAACGCCAGGCAGCAGCGCGTGACCAATGCCACCCAGCACGCCGACAAGCTGCGCAACAAGGCGGGCAACCTGGCCATGGCCGGCGCCGGCGCGACCGCCACGGGCGCCGTGCTCGGCGCGCCCGTCGTGAAGGGGCTCAACGAGGCCAAGCACTATCAAACGGAAGTGGGCCGCGTCAACGCGCTGGGCCTGGGCGATAAGGTATCCGCCGAGGCCGTCGCCTTCGCGCGCAACATGAAGACCTACGGCACCAGCCAGCTCGACAACCTGCAGCTCATGCGCGACGGCATGAGCGCCTTTGCCGACGTGCACCACGCGGAAATGGTCGCCCCTACCCTGGCCAAGATGAAGTTTGCCAATCACGCCTTCTTTGGCGAGGCCGAAGGCGCCGACAACGAACGCAAGTTCATGGACATGCTCAAGGTCATCGAGCTGCGCGGCGGCCTGGAGAGCAAGGAAAAGTTTGAAGCCCAGGCCAATATCGTGCAGCAAGTCATCACTGCCACGGGCGGGCGCGTCGGCCCGAATGAATGGCTGAACATGATCAAGACGGGCGGCATCGCGGCCAAGGGCTTGAAGGATGACGCCTTTTACTACCAGATGGAACCACTGGTGCAGGAAATGAGCGGCAACCGCGTCGGCACGTCCCTGATGAGCGCCTACCAGAACTTGTACCAGGGCCGCACGACGAAGCGTTCGGCCAAGAAATTGGAAGAATTTGGCTTGATCGGCGACAAAAGCAAGGTCACGCATGATAAAGCGGGACAACTTTCCTTCCTCAATCCTGGCGCGCTGCTGGGTTCCGAGCTGTTCCGCGAAAATCAGTTTGAGTGGATGGAAAAGGTGCTGTTGCCGCAACTGGCCAAGAAAGGCATTAAAGACAAGAACCAGGTGCTCGACGCCATCGGCAGCATCTTTTCGAACCGCACGGCGTCGAACCTGTATTCGCAGATGTATTTGCAGCGCGGGCAGATTCACAAGAACGAAAAGCTCAACCGTGGCGCCGCCGATATCGGCAAGCTGGAAAAGCTGGGCCGCGACTCGGCCGCCGGCAAGGAACTGGAAGCGCAGTCGAAGCTGGCCAACTTGAAACTGACCATGGGCGAAAAAATCCTGCCGCTGTATGCGCAGGGGCTGGAAATGGCGATCAGTGCCATCACACGCCTGAACGGCTTCATGGAACGCAACCCGACCGTGGCCAAGCTCATGATTACCGCCTTTGCCGTGCTGGCCGGCATGCTGCTGGTGCTCGGCCCGCTGATGCGGGGCGTTGCCGCCATGATCGGCCCGTATGCCATGCTGCACGTCATGTTCGCCAAGATAGGCGTGACGGGCGGCGTGCTCACGCCCATCCTGCGCGGCCTCGGTGGCGCCTTCATGTGGGCCGGCCGCGCCGTGCTGTGGCTGGGCCGCGCCTTGATGCTCAATCCAATTGGCGTGGCCATCACGGTCATCGCCGGCGCCGCCTACCTGATCTATAAATACTGGGAGCCGATCAAGGCGTTTTTCAGCGGCATCTGGTCGCACGTCAAGACCGCCTTTGCCGGCGGCATAGGCGGCGTCAGCAGCCTGATCGTCAACTGGTCACCGCTGGGCCTGTTCTATCGCGCCTTCGCGGGCGTGCTGAGCTGGTTCGGCATCGCGCTGCCGGCCAAATTCAGCGAGTTTGGCGCCAGCATCCTGCAGCGCATCACCGCATCCTGGGAACCTATCGCCGCCTTCTTCGCCGATATCTGGGCGCGCCTGCGCACGGTCTGCGCGGGCGGCATGGGCAGCATCACGGCCCTGATTATCAACTGGTCGCCCGTCGGCGTGTTCTATCAGGCGTTCGCGGGCGTCATGAGCTGGTTCGGCATCCAACTGCCGGCCAAATTTACTGACTTCGGCGCCAACATCCTGCGCGGCCTGGTCAACGGCATCACCGGTTCCATGGGCGCCGTCAAGGACGCCATCAGCAATGCCGGTTCCAGCACCATTGCCTGGTTCAAGGAAAAGCTGGGCATCCACAGCCCGAGCCGCGTCTTTGCCCAGCTCGGTGACTACACCATGCAGGGCCTGGCCGTGGGTCTGGACCGCAGCGAGGGCGCGCCGATTGCCAAGGTTTCCGGCCTGGCGCAGCACCTGACGCAACTGGGCGCCGGCATCGCCATCGGCACGGCCACGGCGCTACCCGCCAGCGCCTTCGACACGCGCGCGCCGCTGGCCAAGGGCGCGTTCGGCGCCGGATTGAGCATCCAGGGCGACAAGATCGAAATCACGATCCAGGCGCAAGCCGGTTCCGATCCGCAGGCCATCGCGCGCGCCGTGTATGCGGCCATGGAACAGCGCGACCGCGAAAAGGCGGCGCGCATCCGCTCGTCCCTGCGCGACCACGATTAGGAAAGAAGCACACCATGATGATGATTTTAGGAATGTTCGTCTTTAGCCTGCCGACGCTGGCCTATCACGAGCTGCAGCGGCAAACGGAATGGAAGCACGCCAGCACGGCGCGCGTGGGCCTGCGCGACGCACACCAGTACGTGGGGCCAGGCGACGACACGATTACGCTGTCGGGCTGGGTGGCGCCGGAACTGACCGGCTCCCTGTACTCGCTCGACGCGCTGCGCATGATGGCCGACACGGGCAAATCGTGGATTCTGATCCAGGGCACGGGGCGCATACTCGGCTCGTATCGCATCACCAGCATGACCGAGGGGCGCACCATCCTGGACGGCAGCGGCGGCGCGCGCCGCGTCGAGTTCTCGATTGCGCTCAAGCGCGACGACGACGGCGTGCTGGCCATGGTCGGCCTGGGCGACATCGGCGACCTGAAAAACATGCTCAGCATCGACGGCATGACCAGCAGCATCGCGGGCGCAGCCAAGAATGCCGTGGGCAGCGTGGTCGGCAATGTGGTCGGCGGCATCACGTCGAAATACGGCGGCGTCGTCAGCGACATGAAAGACAAGATCGGCGGCAGCATCAGCGGCGCCATCGGCAGCGCGGCGGACAAGTTCAAATGAGTACCAACATCCCCGCCTTCAGGGTCAGCATCGAGGACAAGGATTTGACGGCCATCGTCTCGCCGCGGCTCATCAATCTGACCTTGACCCTGTGCCGCGGCGACGAGAGCGACCAGCTCGACATTTCCCTGGACGACAGCGACGGCAAGCTGGCCCTGCCGCCGCGCGGCGCGCAGATCGCCCTGGCGCTGGGCTGGCAAGCCACCGGCCTGGTGGACATGGGCAAGTTCACCGTGGACGAGGTGGAGCACAGCGGCGCGCCCGACACCATCACCCTGCGCGCCAGGTCGGCCAACCTGATCGACACCTTTAAACAGCAGCAGGAACACAGCTTTCACAAGACCACCCTGGGCGCCATCATCGAGGCGATCGCCTTCCGCAACGAGCTGGCGTCGGGCGTGTCGGCGCGCCTGCGCGATACGGCTGTCGAGCACATCGACCAGACGCACGAAAGCGATGCGGCCTTCCTGCGCCGGCTGGGCAGGAAATACGATGCGGTGGCCACCGTAAAGAATGACACCCTGCTTTTCATCCCCATCAACCAGAGCCGCACCGCCAGCGGCAAGGCGCTGCCCGTCATCCCCATCACGCGCGCCCTGGGCGACGGCCACCGCTACCACAGCGCCGAAAGCGACGCCTACACGGGCGTGCGCGCCTTCTGGCACGACGAGCGCTACGCGCGCCGCCGCAGCGTGGTGGCCGGCGTGCCGGGTAACAGCAAGCGCCTGCGCACCACCTTCGCCAGTGAAACCGACGCGCGCGCGGCGGCCGTGGCCGAATGGCAGCGCATCCTGCGCGGCCTGGCCACCTTTGAAATGAGTCTGGCCCTGGGCAACCCGGCCGTGTTCCCGCAATCGCCCGTGACGGTGCAAGGCTTCAAGCCCGAGATCGACGCCACAGAATGGCTATCGGTCAAGGTCACGCACAGCCTGGGTGGCAACGGCTTTACCACGCGCGTGGAGTTTGAAACGAAGACGGAAGCGGTGGAGGCCGAACGCGAGGAAGAGAAAGACCCGGACGAAGGCATCACGGGCGTGGTGGCGAATTGGAAGGACGTGGCGGCGAAGAAGAAAAAAGCAGGGCAGGAGCAGGCCGGCGCCACGGGCACGCTCAAGACGCTGGAGCATCTTTACAAGAGCAAGCAGGCCGCCAAGCGGGCGGCACTGCATGCGTGGAAGCATATCGAAGAAGTGCGGGAAATCATCCAGGAAAATAGTGAACAATATTAAATCTAAGACAATATACAATTTTTTGGTAAAAACCGAAAAATCAAATCAACACATATCGATACGATGATTCTTTAGGTCGTTTTGGGTTTTCCAGGACTCAGGTTAAATACTCCCTCGCCATACCAACACAATTTATCCGTATCGGAGTTGAGGGAACGCCAAGGTTGGGTTCTGCAATCGGACTCTTTATCAATACGAGTTGAAACTATGCAAGATGTGTAAAATGGGCAATGCCCCTTTCTTGCTTCGGTAGTGGGGAGAATACTTCCGTCTGGAGTCAAATGTCTAGAGACATAGTCGAAGGAGGCCTGCATTATTCGACGAGCGATGTTTAAATCGGGATTCTTCCCAACGACTGCAAAGTCAAATAGTACATCTCGCCCAACTTCATCTTCAAATCCAGGATGCTCTTGCTTTCCGGCACACATTCCATGACGAGTCATCAACTCATCCATAAGCGCTTTAAAACCATCAGCTCCCGCAGAGTACATATTTTCGATAAAATCCAACTCAAAGAAGGGACTCACCTTGCGAATTTCGAGATTCCGACGCATATATGAAACCGTCTCGTTCACCGCTAAGCCCATTGACTTTGAGTATGAGAACATGGAGTCAAGTCTATCTAGCCACGCCAAATATTCAGGTTCGTGCGTTAAAATCTGCTCAATAACCCTATCTGATAAGTATTTCATCCTCTTATCAGCTATCGGATCAATGGCTTCGCATTCCTTCAAAATCTGCATCAAATCACTTACGGGGCTGGTACTTTGAAGACTCGCTAGGCCGCACATTAGAATATCGTCGTCGCTTAAGGATGGCGCAAAGTAGCGGGAAAAAATAGTTAGCACATGATAGGGAACAATGGAGGTTTCTTTCGATTTCTCCTTTGCGAGTCGTTCGAGAAATCGTTTTTCTAACTGGTAAGCCACTGACTCAATAATTTCTTCAGGACCAAGTACGATTGTTCCAATAGTCTGATCACCGTGCTTATTGGAGATGAAAACCGAAATACTCAGATGAGTTATACCACCATCTTCGCCTGCCGCCTCCGAAACGAAGGATTTTATTGTGATACTTTCTGGAACTGTATCACGGGGTAGACGAACTGCCATACTTTTACGTGCGGCTTTTTGTATTTCAATTAAATCACGAATTCTAAATAATTCTGGTTTTTCATGCTCGATCTTCCCGGTACTTCTCCCTAAGCTATCGGTGGTATAACGAAATGCACTCCACAATTCCGCAAGAGCAACAAAGGCGCCAATCCCATGCAGGGTCGAAATATTGTGAATATAATGAATCCACTCATGAAAGAAATATGAAATATCTTTAGCACAAGAAAATCCTCCTTCAACATTTTCCTCTTTTGGAACAATTATCATTCCAGTTGAAAATGTAATAAGCTGGCGGTCTGGCATATATCTAGCAATCGCCGAATTAAGATCCTCATATTTCATTTCGCAATCACTCTATTCAGTGGCATCTAAGACCGGAACGGCGGCACTCGTCTCAATTTTTTTACTCGTCCGTATAGCTTGAGCGGCGATGAGCTGTTGATGGCCACGATCTGTAATCCGCCAATAAGTATTTCTATCCGAGACAGTTCTCCTTTTTACACCGGCAGCCATATACCCAAGGGCCTGAAGTTGTATTTTTATTCGATCTTCAGTAACACTACGTAAAACAACATTGGAAATCGACAATTTCCCGACAGGAGGTGCGGCGACATGATGAAATGCGCACAGGCGAAGTTTTGCGTTTAGTTCAACTTCAGTACACTCATTTACCAATATTGGACCAACATAACGCAATATTGAATCCCAACTAACGTAGATATGCTCTCCCTTGTACTCTCCTTTTTCTTCACGCTTGACTTGGGGATTTAAGTTGAATTTCTCAGAGCCACTTGCCAACTCCTCAATATTAACAAATGGAGACGCTATATTTACCGCAGCAGCCATCAACTCAGCTACCTTGGCTCTCAAATTTGCAAGTTCGATTTGCATTGCCTCGGTGGCCGCAAACCGACCACGTACCCATCCCTCTGCTGGATTCGACTTCCGCATATTTACTAAGCTCCTAGAGACTAATCCTCCTAGTTCTGCTGCTGACATCCATGCCTTGCGGTGATGCGCTAGCTCTACCTTCTTACGGAAATCTTCTAATTTCTTTCTACCTTGCTCCGACTTCTCTGTCTTTGAAACAGGCAGTTTTTCTATATCACCATGTAAAAAAGCCATAATCGGCTTTTTCTGTGATACGGCGTAGTCATACTCTTTCTCAGTGAAGCTAATTCCAATAGCATCTGTACTGCCATAGCGCCCAGCAAGAACTAAGCAATAATAATCAGAGTCATCTATAACACCTTTTATCAGATCCCATGCTTCGCCGTCCGTAGCTGGAAATAGTTCCATTCCAGCAGGAATACAGTCCAGTTCCAGTAATGCCTGAATTATTTCTGCACGCTCTTCTTTTAAATCAGAAAAGGTAGAAGAGATGAACACTTGATGTCTTTTTTCCATAGCTTCCCTTCATTTTTGTAAGGTAGAATCGGTTTTAGTTGTATCCATCAGGACTTAAAAGTCCTCTTCATCGAGCGATTTTTTACTTTTTTAATCCACTGAAAACTATACATAAAAAGCAGGAAACATTTACAATATGCATAAGAAGATTAATAATTTCCAGACTATTTTTCCTTTTTCCGTCCGCTGCCGGCCACATTAAAAGTCTGCGGTCCAATGATATTGCCCACGAAATTTTGCCCAATCTTGCCGTGGGCTTCAACGTGCGGGGCATTACCCGCTTGTGATGACGGAGACGTTGGCGAGCGCATACCACCAATCATTCCAAGTACGCCTGCTTTCCCGCGAACGTCCATACTTCGATAGCCAGTCAACAATTCATGCTCGTCCGCAGGTAACGAAGAGAGCGCATGTTCCCCGGTCAGCAAATACAACACATCTACCCCAGCCGCAGCTACGGCCGCCAAATAGTCAGAATCTGGCGTGCGAGAACCATTTTCATAGTTGAACTGGGCCCCCTTCTTTACTCCACCAAGGGCCGCAAACTCGTCCTGATTGAGGCCGAGACGCTTTCGTTCTTCCTTGAGACGATCAAAAAAATACTTCATTTGAGTACAAATACCTTTCCAAATCACTCAAATGAGTGATATATTTACGCCATTCCGTAGCGATTACAGATCATAACATTATGAATAATTTGTCAAAAGTCGGACGCATTACCAAAGGCGTCACCTCCCAGCCGCTTGGCGTTCGTCTGGCTCCTGACGAGGTAAAAGAAATTGAGACTCTTGCCGCCGACCAACAACGATCCCGTGCATGGTTCCTGCGCTTTCTGATCCTGCGCGGCCTCGCCGACTACAAGCGTGAACTCGCATCTAAACCCACCCACTAAGGACAACGTCATGTACCCCGATGCAAAACGTATCCGCAGCCACCGCGTCATGCTGCGCCTCGACGACTATGAGCACCAGCTCGTTTCCTCGATCGCCAACTACCAAGGCGAAGAGCTTGCGGTGCTGGTGCGCCAGATCGTGATGCGTGAAGCCCTGGCCGTGATTGCCTTGGATGACGCCACTATCAACAGCGTACAACGTCGCAGCGTTTAAACCGAGTCACTTTTGAGCAACTCTAAAGTTACAGAAAATGCCAGACCATCAAATTCACCTCAATGACGAAGAGCGCGCGGTGCTGGAACTCGTGCGTCAGCGCCAGGGGCTGGCAAGTATCGATCAGGCGGCTGAATGGCTCGTCAAGTCGCGCTTACGCATACAGTCGAAAAACATGACAGGTCGCGGTCGCGCCCTGTACCAAGTGGAAAGAAAGCTGAAATGAGAGTCATCGGCCTGCCCTGCCCGCATTGCACCTACACCGTCCGCGCCGTCAAGAGCCGCATGATGTCCGCTATGTTCAAGGAAATCACCTATATGTGCCAGAACCCGGACTGCGGGCACGTCTTCGTGGCAGGCCTGGAAGTGCTGCGCACCCTCTCGCTGTCCGCCATACCCAAGGCCGATATCCGCATTCCAATGTCCCAGCATGCGCGCGCGGCAGCCACCAGCCAGCTAGCCCTGGACCTGACTGCGGGTTGCTGATGACTATCCCGATCCTCGCGCCGCCGTAGCCCGGCTGCCGTAACTCCCCTCTTTTGCTGTGCCCTGCAGCGCTCCCTATTGAGCGTGCGGGATTCGTTCAACCTGAAATAAGGAAAACCGATGGAAAACACGCTGTACGCCGCCAGTCATGCCGACAAATCCATGGCATCAAGCACGATCCGCCCGACCTTGCAAAATTGCATTGTCCCCGTGGCACCAACGTGTTTTCTGCTGCAAGCCAGTGCGGGCATCGGCATCGCGGCGCTGACCGCCCACATCCATGAGATTGCCAAGACCTATCACGCCTACGGTGCTGCCAATCTAACCTTTATCGTCAGCGACGCGCAGGCACTGGAGCGTGAGGGCTTTTTCGCGCCAGCCAAGCAACGCGCCCTGGTCGGCAAGCTGTCCATCGATGTGAACTACATTTTCGCCAATGAAGCGGGTTCCCGGTACTGCTGCGGCGCATCGCACACGCTCCCGTACTGGGCAGAACAATTTCTCAAGCCAGGAGCACGCTGATGCTGCGCTTGGTCAAAACCTGCGGCATCTGGCTGCTGTCGTTCCTGATCGTCATTGCCCCCGGCGTGCTGCGGGCCATTGGCTTCATCAAGGACTGAACCATGCCGGCGTCGCTTATCGACAATCACCTGTCCTTCCAGCCTGCCGCCGAGATTCTGGCTGCGCGCGACAAGGACATGCCGACGCCACCTGGCGCCGGGCATGCGCTGGCCGCCATCGCCGAAGCAAAGGCCCAGCTGCGCAGCATCAAGCCGCGCAATCTGGCGCCCTTCATGGCCCAGGCCTGGGGATTGTCGCCGCGTGGCGCGCGCCGCTCTGTGCTGATCGCCGCCGGCATGGACGCCGACCGCTGGGAATCGCCCATCCACTCATTTACCGAGGAAGAGCGCATCGAGCTGCGCGCCGCCACCTCTGCCGCTATCCGTGTGTACGAAAGACTGTTGAATGCAATCTAAACAAATCCTGCTGCCTGCCCCGCAGCGCCACGAAGCCTTCTTGCGCTCCGCCCAATTCGCGCCCGAGCTGGCCCGTATCCCGTTCAAATGGCGCAACCGCGTCATCACGGCCGCCATGGCAAAAATGGCCTGGTCGTCCTGGTACAAAGTCTATGAATCCGTCGCCACCAGCTTTGTGCGCAAATTTGCCGACCAGTACGTGCCGGCCGGCGTCGACTTGTCGCAGAGCGATGCCGACATCGTGGCCACTGCTGAGCGCGCTGCCTCTGGCGTCTCCAAAATGCTGTGGATGGCCGTGTCCGACAAGCACGCCCTGCAGATCATGGAAGACGAATGCGCCTCGTATGGCATCGAGCTGCCCGAGTTCGACACGATGACCGACACCATCGCCCGCCTGGTGGACGCCCGCTGGTGGCGCCGCCAACTGCGCAAGCGGGTCAAGCGCGCCTTCGAGGCCGGCAATATCCGCCTGGGCTATGTGAAATACAGCGGCGAACCCTACGCCAGCAACGACGCCGTGCTGTCGCGCCTGGCGCAAAACCGGCGCAACGCGGCGGCGCTGGCCGCCACCCTGGTGCAAAACGAAAACGGCCAGCAATTCAGCATAGCCGAGCTGGCCGAGAAAACGACTGCGAATAAAGCCATCCGGCGCGGCGAGCTGATGTTGCGCATCAACGGCTTCGAGCAGATCGCCCGCGAGTGCGGCGACCAGGGCATTTTCATCACCTGGACGTGCCCTTCGCGCTTCCACGCCATGCAGCACAGTGGCAAGCCAAACGACAAGTTTGACGGCTCCACGCCGCGCGAGGCGAATGCATACCTGGGCAAGATGACTTCCCTGTGCCGTTCCGCGCTGGCGCGCCGGGGCATCGGCCTGTACGGCTTTCGCATCGCCGAACCGCATCACGATGGCTGTCCGCATTGGCATCTGCTTCTGTTCGTGCGCCCGACAGCGAAATACAAAACGGCCCACCTGCGGGACGTGGCGGGCCGCGCCATCCGCATCATGAAGCGCTACGCATGGCGCGTGGACCGTGGCGAACCGGGCGCATTCGCGCGCCGTCTGGACGTGAAACGCATCGACTGGTCCAAGGGCAGCGCCGCCGGCTACATCGCCAAGTATGTGGCCAAGAACATCGACGGCGTGGCCGAGCACAAGACCAAAGAGGGCTATGTCGTCACGGCCGACACCGAAGGCGATGTCGAACTGACGCCCTCCGCGCGCGTCGAGTCCTGGGCCGCTTGCTGGGGCATCCGTCAATTCCAGCAATGGGGCGGCGCGCCCGTCACCGTGTGGCGCGAACTGCGCCGCATCGAGGAAAGCATGCTCAATGAAGCGCCGGCCGCCATGCGCCGCGCCTGGGACGCCGTGCAAAAGATCGACGGCGAAAAGCGCGCCTGCTGGGCCGAGTACCTGCGCGCCCAGGGCGGTGCCCTGGTGCCACGCAAGGAGCTGATCGTCACCCTGGCCAAGGACGAAAAGACCGTCATCGGCCGCTACGGCGAAACGCTGCGCACCACGCCCTACGGCGTGCGCTGCAGCGACCTCATAGGCGTGGTCTTCAAGTCGGTGCGCCATACGTGGACGCCGGTACAGGCCACAGGCGGGCGCGGGGTGGCTGTTGGGGTTGCCGTTCCTCGGACTCGTGTAAATAACTGTACGCATCCCGACCGCCCTGCCCCGGCCACGCCGCCGACGGCGCCCGTACCCAATCTGTCCGACGAGGCAAAAACAGCACTGATTGCCGCCTGGGCGGCCGTCAACGCCTGCCCGTATCCCCGGCTGATCGTCCCCGACACCCCACCCCAAGAAGGAAATGGCACATGAGCACCTATGCCGTGATCGTTCGCACGCAAACCGAACGCTTTGAATTTTTTGAGGTTGCCGCATCCAGCGGCGACGTGATCGACGCTGCCATCGACCGCTTTGGCGTGTGCGGCGTTACCGCCAAACTGAAAGGAGCACCGCAATGCTGACCACCCTGACCAATTCGCCGCGGCAAATCGCCCTGGGCGACCGCGTGACATTCGATACCGATGAAGGCTACCAGGCCGGCACCGTCAACGACCTGCGCCGCGACGTGGGCAATGGCGAGCTGCATGCCTGGGTGGAACTGGACCACCAATGGCCTGGCATGTTCCGCGCCGTGCCACTGGGCGCCATCGAGGCGGTCAAAAAAGCAGCCGCGCCTGTCGGGTGCCCAGCATGACAGCGGAACGCTCATTACCTGCCGTGGCGGCCTTGTTCGTGCGCGCCAATTCCATCTACAAGACCATGCCGGCGGTTGACGCCTGGGACGCGGAGCGCGACGCCCGCGCCTGGCCGGGTGGCGTGCCGGTGGTGGCGCATCCGCCGTGCCGCTCCTGGGGTACGCTGCGCCACCTGGCCAAGCCGCGCCCAGACGAAAAGGAACTCGCGGTGTGGGCCGTCGCCCAAGTGCGCAAGTTCGGCGGCGTGCTGGAGCACCCGAAGCGCTCGACCCTTTGGCCACACTGCGGCCTGCCAGCGATCGGCGAGCGGGACCAATTTGGCGGCTGGACGCTACCGATTTTCCAAAGCTCGTTTGGCCACCGAGCGGAAAAGGCTACCTTGCTGTACATCGTCGGCTGTGCGCCGGCTCAAATACCGGCCATGCCCATCGTCCTGGGCGACGCCTCGCATGTGATCGCTCCATCCGGCCGCAACCGCGCCGGCGAGCGGCGCCGGAAAGGCGATCCGGGCTGGCGGCCGGAATGCGGCAAGGCAGAACGCGAACACACGCCGGCCGAGCTGGCGCATTGGCTGGTGGCCTTGGCGCGACGCTGCATGGTGCCCGCATGAACAGCCCATTCCTGTTCGATGGCCCGGGCGTCATTTCGTTCAGCGGCGGCCGTACCAGCGGCATGATGCTGTGGATGACGCTTCAAGCCTACGGCGGCACGCTGCCGGCCGACGTGGTGGTGTGCTTCGCCAACACCGGCAAGGAAGAGGAAGCGACCCTTGAATTCGTGCGCGACTGCGGCGAGCGCTGGGGCGTTCCCATCGTCTGGATAGAAAACCGCCCTCGCAATGAAGCGCGCGGCAAGGAATTTGCCATCGTGGACTTTGCAACGGCCAGCCGCCGCGGCGAGCCGTTCGCCAATCTGCACGACGAAAAAAAATTCCTGCCAAACCCGGTCGCACGCTTTTGCACGGCGGAACTCAAGGTACGCCCGATGCAGCGCTACTTGAAGTCGATAGGCCTGGTCGAGTGGACTACGTTTATCGGCATGCGCGCAGACGAACCCATGCGCGTGGCGCGGCTGGCGAATCAGGACTACGGCAAGCACGAAGTGAAAGAAGCGCCCCTGGCGGCGGCCGGCCTGACCGTGGCTGACGTCAGCGCGTTTTGGGCAGCACAAGATTTTGACCTGGGCTTGCCGAACATGAGCGGCAAGACGATGCACGGCAACTGCGATCTGTGCTTCCTGAAAGGCGGCAACCAGGTTTTATCCCTGATCAGGGAAAAGCCCAGTCGCGCCCTGTGGTGGATACAGCAGGAAAAGAACGCCCAGGCGTCCGGATCTGGTGCTGGCGGCTGGTTCCGCAAGGACAGGCCCAGTTATCAGGCGATGTATGACATGGCAATGAATCACGGGGAGCTGTTCCCCTTCGATGATGCCTTAACCGATTGTGGATGCACGGATTAGATGGAGATTACGAAAATGGACCAATACAAAGAATTTTGCCGCCTTCGTGACTATCGCAAGCACGGTGCAGAAGTCCCGCAGCGCACCGAGGCCGAAGCGTTCGCTTTGGTGATTGCCGGATACGCGGATCAGAAATACATGGCCCTGGCCGCGCGGCATGAGTCGGTACTCGATGGCGCAATTCTGATGGCTGAGGAATTTGCCGAAGCGCGCACCCCGGACGAGGGTGGCAACGCATTTCGAAACTATGCCGAAATCCTGCGTGCTTTAAAAAATGAGCATGCGCTGTTCGCCAGAGTTACAAAAGAACAACACCTTGTCACAGCATTGCCGAAGAACCTTACAACTATCACTGCCGGTACGGCGGCCAGGAGCACACAATGAATATGAACGAAACGGAATTCGTCGCCAAACTGGCTCTGGCCATCGATAAATTGCAGCGCCCCGCCATTCCGCTGGCGATTGACCTGTGGGACATCGCCACAATCGCGCAGTACTTAAAGCGGGAACCGGGAACCGTGCGGGAACGCATGGCGTGCCTTCCAAGCTTCCCGAAAGCCATCCGGCTGCCAACGTCGAAGGGGCATGCGCAGCCCCTGTATAATGCAAAGGAGGTGATCGCCTGGGCCGAATCGTACCGAGAAAAGAATTAATTTCGTTTACGCCAAAATTACGCCAACACCCCGGAAAGCCGCATTATTCAATAGGTTGAGTTTCCGGCTCCGGGCACCAGCGCACAGAATTCAGAAACATAAAAAAAGCCATTAAACCCAATAAAATCAACGGGTTAGTGGCTTTTTTTACGTCCCGAGATTCCTGCTAATGCATAGTAAACCCGACAAAAACCTCTAGCGGTTACGCCAGATTTACGCCGTGATAGCGCGGGCGATGCCATCATGGTGGCCCTGCTCGCCTGGCTGAAAGTTCACCAGCTCGACCTGATGACCAATGAGAAAACGCGCAAACACGGCATCGCCTTCAAGTTCGAATTCAACAACCGTGAAACAGTCGATATCTCGATCAAGCTGAACCTGACCGAGCGCATCGCGGTCAAACCGGCGAGGCCGGTTGCCTGGACATCCAGCATCCGGCCGAGATAAAGCACATGCCGCCCTACCGGGACAAGTTCTGACAGCAGTACGACGTCCCCCCTGCTGAAATGGGCCGCGCGGCACGCTGACAGCACGCCCACCTAGTCGGTGCGGACCATGGGCGAACAGTTGATCGTCTTTTCCCGAGAGACCACCTAACGCGCGGCGTGATTACGCGGCGATGTATCCGCAAGCGTCTGAGGCACGCGAGTCCGACGACACTATCCACACGAAGCATTACCCCGACGGCGACGTGGTGGAGTACGACCATGAGGACCACGCCCTGCCCCCTGCCCCGGCGTGATCGCCGCCATCACCGCCCACAGAGTGACGTCAAACGCTCTCTAGAAAAGCGGCTGACCATGGCCGTGCGGCGGCGATAAAAGCCAGCGAGGACGAGCTGGCGAGCACCATCAGCTTGTTCAAGCAGCCTCACGGCGGCGTCAAGGCCGGCGGTGCCATTCGAATCCAAAAAAATGAACCTAATTAGCTCTCTGCTGACTAATAGAGAGCCAATCTTAACAATCCATCAAAAAGAAAATTATATACAGTCACAGTTTCAAAAAACTGATGACGGAATGAAATTTAATTTAGCATCAAATTGTCAGATTGAGAAATTTACTCAGCCAATTAAGGAAGACGCACCGAAGCAACCAATAGAATCAGGCACCATTTCTTATACCGATGAAATACAAAAATACAAATTATCAAAAAATTCCATAAGCGCGTTTCGCACATTCTCACCTGCTTGACCTCATCGCCAGAGGAAAAAAATATTCGTAATGCTTAGGAATCTGTCCGCTTTCCACCAAGAATCCTAAGCATGAATTCAAAGATGGTTCATACTGGAGAAATTATTATGCACAACAAAAATGTTTATTGGGACGAGACCATGATGCAGAACGATTTTCATCAACCGTCAATATTGGCAATCGGCGACAGCTGGTTCTGGTATCCTCTTCCTGGTGGCTCATTATTAAGCAAATTAGGAAATTTGGTTGAAAAAAAGGAGCATTACATTCTAGCTCACGGAAATAACGGTGCCGAAGCCTACGATTATGTTTACGGAACCTATAAAAGAAGAATCCAGACCGCATTACAACTACATGGGGATTCTTTGTCGGCTGTTTTCATAAGCGGTGGAGGGAACGACTTCGCCGGCCTATCCGATATGCGCCCGCTACTGCTAAAAGACTGCTCCGCCTGCACTTCGGCTGAAGCTTGCTACCGATCCGGTGATGACGAGCAAAGCCTGAACCGATTTTTAAATAAAGTTACGGGAAGCTTCATCGCTCTTATCGACAAGATAATTGGTGCAACTTGGAATACGACGCAAAATGCAACCGGTCCAACGAAGATCTATTTACATAACTACGACTATGCTCGGCCAACAGGTATCGGCATCTTTGGTGCCGAAAGCAAATGGCTGCGAGCATCGCTAGTAGTCGCAAACGTGCCTACCCACCTGCAGGATTCCTGCATCCGTTTTTTGATCGACGAGTTCACTTTGCGGTTGAAGGGGTTGGTCGCTCGTTATCCCGGCCGCGTTCGTCTTGTCGATAGTCGCGGCACCTTAGGTGACGACGACTGGGCTAACGAACTTCATCCAACGTCGACGGGTTTCGAAAAAATTGCGCACAATGTGTGGCTACCCATATTGCAAGGCGATGGACTTGCACCTAAGTGATAACTACTTCAAGAAAGGTATGGAGGCTTCATCAATTCCAGAAAATCCTCTTGTATCTTGCCCAATAGCATGTGCTGGCCGAGGTGCGGCATCTACGCGTAACTCTTCCTTGTCTGTAAATTCCGACACTTCCATCACCTCTACTTCTTCACCTTGCCGCGACTGTCATCACGATCAATTCCCACACCCGGGCTAACCTGCTCCCACTGACGTTTTTACAACACCCCGCCCCCCTCTCCCTCCTCCAAAGGCCCCTACTGATATAATACTTACAATCAAGTAATATTCCGAAATGTGCGCCTCCAGGCTCCCGCAACCGTCTGTGTACTGCTAGCCCATGCGCTCTCTTTTCGACCACGAGATCATCAAACAGCTGCACAGCGGTGTCCGCTCACGGGTTTACCGTGCCAGGGCCGCCGATGGCACCGCGTTGATCGTCAAGAAACCCAATCAGCAGTTCCCCTCCTTTCAGCAACTGGCGCAATTCAAGCGCGAGTATGCGATCGCGCGCCGTTGCCGCCATCCGGGCGTGGCGCATCCGCTGGCGCTGCAGCTGCACGGCGGGTGCTGGACGATGATCGTGGAAGATTGCGGCGGCCTGGCGCTCGACCAGGTGTTGCGTGCGCAGGTGGCGGCGCGCAGGATGCCGTCGCAACCCGCCTTGGCGCTGGACGACTTTTTCGACATCGCGCTGCAACTGTGCGCGGCGCTGGACGAGGTTCATCGTCAGGGCGTGATCCACAAAGACATCAATCCCGCCAATCTGGTGTGGAATGGCGGCCGGCGCCTGCTGCAGCTGATCGACTTCGGCATCGCCTGCGAACTGCCGTACGAAAGCCATGGCATCGCCAATCTCCAGACGCTGGAAGGCACGCTGCGCTACATGGCTCCGGAACAGACCGGACGCATGAACCGGCGCGTCGATTGGCGCGCCGATTTCTATGCGCTGGGCGCCACCTTCTACGAGCTGCTGGCCGGCCAGGCGCCGTTCGAGACGGGCGACGAGATAGAACTCGTGCATTGCCACATTGCGCGCAGTCCCGACTGGTCGCACCCGGCGCTGGCAAGCTTGCCTGGCCAGCTGCTGCCGATCATCCAGCGGCTGCTGGAAAAAAATGCCGATCAGCGCTACCAGAGCCTGCAGGGCTTGCGCAGCGATCTCGAAGCATGCCGCGCGCAAAAGCCGGCGCAGACGCTCAAGCTGTCCGACCACAACGGCCATTTCCTCGTGCCGCAAACGCTGCACGGGCGCGAGGATGCCATCGCCGTGCTGCTGGCGGCATTTGAACGCAGCGCCGCGGGCAGGTGCGAGATGCTGCTGGTGGCCGGCCATTCGGGCATCGGCAAGTCGGCGGTCGTCAACGAAGTGCAAAAGCCCATCATCGCGCGGCGCGGCTGCTTCCTGTCCGGTAAATTTGACCAGCTCCAGCGCGACGTGCCGTATGCCCCGCTGATCCAGGCCTTCCAGGAGCTGGTGCGCCAGCTGCTCGGCCAACCCGAGGAAACGCTGCGGCAGTGGTCCGCCAAACTGCACGAGGTGCTGGGCAGCGGCATCGGCATGCTGATCGAACTGATTCCCCAACTGGCGCTGATCGTCGGCCCCACGGACGCAGTGCCCGCGTCGGACCCGGCACAGGCCCAGCTGCGCCTGGACCGCCTCTTCCCCCGCTTCGTCGAAGTGTTCGCCTGCGCCGGGCATCCGCTGGTGCTGTTCCTCGACGACCTGCAATGGGCCGATGCGGCCACGTTGCGAATGATCGAACTGCTGATGGTCTCCTGCGACAAGAGCTGCATGCTGTTCATCGGCGCGTATCGCGACAACGAGGTGAGCGCCGATCATCCGCTGATCGCGCTGCGCGACAAGCTGCTCGCCCGCGAGGTACGCCTGTCGACGCTGTTACTGAGCGCATTGACCGAGCCGCAGGTGGCGCAAATGGTCTCGGCCACCGTGCGCGTGGCAACCCACGATTGTGCGCCGTTGACCAGCATTTGCTACCGCAAGACGGCCGGCAATCCCTTTTTCCTCAACCAGTTCCTCGCTTCGCTCAATGAGACGGGCCATCTGCGCTACCGGGCCGCCGACGATTGCTGGGACTGGGACCTGCCCGCGATAGAACAGGCCAAATATACCGACAACGTGGTCGAGGTGCTGCTGGAAAAAATCCGCCGCCTGCCCACGGTGACGCAGCATCTGCTGCAACTGGCCGCCTCCTGCGGCAACCGCTTCACGCTCGATACGCTCGCGCTGGCAATGGACCGCGCTCACCGCAAAACGCAGCAAGACCTGTGGCCGGCGCTCAGGGCAGGCTTGATCCAGCCGCTCGACGAACGCTATAAGTACGTCAGTGGCGAGAGCGATGCGGCCAACAGCGGCGTCGCTTACCGCTTCCTGCACGACCGGGTGCAGCAGGCCGCCTACCTGGTCGCCGACGACGCTACGCGCGTGGCCAACCATCTGCTCATCGGCCGCTTGCTCCTGCGGCATACGGCGCTGCAGCACCAGGACGCAACACTGTTTGAAATCGTCGAGCAGCTCAACGCCGGTCGCGCGCTGATCAAAGATGCGGACGAGCGCGTGCAGCTGGCGACGCTCAATCTCCAGGCCGGCGTGAAGGCACGGCGTTCCGCCGCGTTCCAGTCCACGCTGGAACACATGCGCATAGGTCTCGAGCTGCTGCCGGAGCACGCATGGAGCGTCCACGCCAGCCTTTGGCTCGACCTGCAGCTGGGCGCGGCCGAAGCGGCTTACCTGTGCGGCCAGTTCGATACGGCCGAGGCGATCTATCCACTGGTGCGCGCCCGCTCCCTGAGCCCCTTGCAGCAGGTGCGCTGCATTACCATCCAGGCGCACCAGTATCAATTGCAGGGCCGCCTGCTCGACGCCATTGCCGTGCAGCGCGACGGCCTGGCGCTGCTGCACATCGACATCCCGCACGATGTGGCGCAGATGAAGGCGCGCTTCAGCGACATTCTCGCCGACATCGGACAGCAGCCTGGCGCGCACGCGCCCGACACCCTGCTGGCGGCCGATGACATGTGCGAGCCGGACGCCGTGGCCGCGATGCAGATGATGCAGGGCCTGTGGATGGCCAGCTACTACGCCGGCCAGCAGGATCTGAGCGCGCTGATGGTGGTGTCGATGACGCAGCTGTCGATGCAGCGGGGGAACAGCGATTTCAGCGCTGTCGCCTATGTCGGCTACGCGATGATGCTTGCGCTGTACAGCGGCGACATCGCGCGCGGCTACGCCTTCGGCGCGATGGCGATGGCGCTGGCCAGGCGCCGTGCCAACCTGCAGACGCGCACGCTCACGGGCCTGATGTTCGGCGCGCTCAGCAACCACTGGACGCAGCCGCTGCGCAGCTCCGACGCCCTGTACGAAGAAGCGTTTGGCTGGGCGCTGGAAATCGCCGACTTCGTGCAGGTCGGCGTGGTGGCGGCCGTGCGCGCCACCGACCGTATCATCCTCGGCGACTACCTGCCGCACCTGATGCACGACATCGAGCACGACCTGGCGCTGATGCGCGCCAACGGCCAGCAGGCGATGGCCGATTGCTGCGTCGCCGCCGCGGTCCAGCCGATCAAATGCCTGATGGGTCTCCTGCCCCGTCACGACAGCTACGATGATGGGGCCTTCAGCGAGGCGCGCTTCCTCGATCAGTATGGCGGCTCGCAGCTGTACCGCGCCTACTTCTTGCAGGGGAAAATACGCAACGCCTACCTGTTCGACAGCGCCGACGCCGAGCCGCTGGCCGGCCAGCTTGGCATCGTCACCCAGATCATGCGCGGTCAGGCCAAGGTTGCCGAGTGCAGCTTCTACGCCGCGCTGATCCTGATCCGCGCCTTGCGGCGCGATCCTGCGCGTGCCGATGCGGGCGATATGCTGGCCGTGGTCGACACGCTGCAAACGAGCCTCGCCGAGTGGTCCAGGCAAGGCTCGGACAATAGCGACGCCAAGCATCTGCTGGTGATGGCCGAGATGGCACGCTACCGGAAAGACCTGCAGCTGGCCACGCGCTGCTACCAGCAGGCGATCGACGCGGCCGGCCTGGCGGGCTACGTCAACATGCAAGCGCTGGGCAATGAACTGTGCGGCGAATGCTGGTTCGACCAAGGACATGCGCGCGTGGCCGGCGTCTTCATCCAGGACGCCATCGCGCACTACGGCCAGTGGGGCGCGCAGGGCAAGGTGGCGCAGCTGCAGGCGCGCCATGGCGCACTGCTGTCAAGGATGGATGGCCGCGGCGCACAACGTCATTCCGTCTCCCACACGCACGGCAGTTCAGCGCTCGACCTGGCGTCGCTGCTGAAAGCGTCGCAGATCCTGTCGAACGAAGTGGGCCTGCGCAGCGTGCTGACGCGCCTCATTACCATCGTGTGCGAAAACGCCGGCGCGCAGGTGGCGCGCCTGCTGTTGCTGTCCGAAGGCAACTATCAGCTGGAGGCCAATATCGATGGCGATGTCGTCACTGTCCTGCAATCGCGCCAGTTCGACCTGAACGCCGCCAGCGACTCGCAGTTCCCGCTGTCGCTGCTGCGCTACGTCATTCGCACCGGCGCCGAGGTGATCGAAGACTGCATCACGGGCGCCTCGCGCTTTGCCGCCGATCCGTACGTGCAGTTGCACCTGCCGCGCGCCGTCATGTGCCTGCCGATACGGCACGGCGGCCAGATCGGCGGCATCCTGTATTTCGAGAACCGGCTTGCAGAAGCCTCGTTCACGGAGGAACGCGTGGCGTTCCTGCGCATGCTCGGCGCCCAGGCGATGATCTCGATCTCCAGCGCCAGGCTGCATGACAGCCTCGAACGGCGCGTTGCCGAACGCACGGAACAGCTGGAAGACGCCAACCGCAAACTGGCGACCTTGTCCATCACGGACGGTCTGACCGGCCTGGCGAACCGGCGTCATTTCGACGACGTATTGCGTGCCGAATGTGCGCGTGCCACGCGCGTCGGCCGGCCGCTTGCCGTCATCATGCTCGATGTCGACTACTTCAAGCGCTTCAACGACAGTCACGGCCACCAGGCCGGCGATGCATGCCTGGTGCGGGTCGCGCATGCGCTGGCGGCCGGCATGCGGCGCGCGGGCGACCTGACGGCGCGCTATGGCGGCGAAGAGTTTTCGATCGTGCTGCCCAACACCGGCGCGGACGAAGCGCGCCAGATCGGCGAAGCACTGCGGCGGGCGATCGAAGATCTGGGTATCTCCCACGCGAACGCGGAGGCGCGGCAGGTGACGATCAGCGTCGGCATCGCGGTCCAGCCGGCACCGGGAGCCGCCGATCCGGACGCCCTGCTGCGCCTGGCCGATGCCGCGCTGTACCACGCCAAGGATGAGGGACGCAATTGCGTGGTGCTCAGGGTGCTGCCGCCTGGCTGACCGGCAGCGCCGCGCACCGCATTCACGGCGCCGGCGATGCCTCAATCGCTGCCGTGACTGTTCTCGCGCGCCTGCTGCCGCGCTTTTTCGCTTGACGCCAGCCCGTTGAAGAACAGATTGAGCAGCACGGCAACGATGGCGGCCAGCAGGATGCCGCTGTGCAGCAACGGCGACAGGACTTTCGGCATGTGCTGCGCATATTGCTCGGCCACCAGCGGCAGCATGCCGAAGCCGATAGCCAGGGCCACGATGAACAGGTTGTTGCGGTTGCTCTTGTAGTCGACGCCGGCCAGAATGCGGATGCCCGTCGCGGCGACCATGCCGAACATCACCAGCCCCGCCCCGCCCAGCACGAACGCCGGCACGGCTTCGGCCGTCTGCGCGATCTTCGGGATCACACCCATGATGAGCAGGAGGATGCCGGCCGCCACGCAGACCCAGCGGCTGCGCACGCCCGTCACGCCCACCAGGCCCACGTTTTGCGAAAACGACGTGTACGGGAAGGTATTGAAGATACCGCCGATCAAGGTTCCCAGACCATCGACGCGCAAGCCGCGGCTGATGTCGGCCTGTTCGATACGCTTGCCCGTCATCTCGCCCAAGGCCAGGAACATACCGAGCGACTCGATCATGACGACGATCATCACCAGGCTCATGGTCACGATGGCAACCAGGTCGAAAGTCGGCATGCCGAACTGGAACGGCGTAACGATGGCGAAAGCCTTGGCGCTGGCCACCTTGGCGAAGTCGGCCTTGCCCAGCGCAAACGACAGGGCCGTGCCGGAGATGATGCCGATCAACACGGCGATATTCGACAGGAAACCACGGCCATACTTGGCCACCAGCAAGATGACGGCCAGCACGAAGAAGGCGATGCCCATGTTGTCCAGCGCGCCGTAGCCGGGGTTGGCGATCAGGGGCACGGGGCCAGGCGGCGCGGGCAAGCCGGCCGCCGTGGCGGCAGCGGCCATCTTGAGAAAAGCGGGATCGGCGATCTGCGCCATGGCGGGCGGCCCGCCCATGGCCCAGTTTACGCCCACGCGCATCAGCGACACGCCGATCACGGCGATGATGCTGCCCGTGACCACGGGCGGGAACAGGGCCAGCAGGCGGCTGATGAAGGGCGCGATCAGCATGGAAACGACGCCGGCGCCGATCACGGCACCAAAGATGCCGGTGATGCCCAGGGCCGGATTGTTCGCCATGGCCAGCATGGGACTGACGGCGGCAAAGGTCACGCCCATCATGACGGGCAGACGGATGCCGAAATGCTTGCCGATTCCCAAGGACTGAATCAGGGTCACGAGGCCGCAGCAGAACAGGTCGGCACTGATCAGCGCCGCCACCTGCTCGGGCGGCAGCTTGAGCGCGCGGCCGACGATCAGCGGCACGGCGATGGCGCCCGCATACATGACGAGTACGTGCTGCAAGCCCAGGGTGAACAGTTTCCCGGCCGGCAGCACTTCATCGACGGGGGACGGAGCGGCAGGCGTGGTACCGGACACGCCGCGGTGGATGGATTTCAGACGGGGAGAGGCCATTTACGCTCCATTTCCTGGGTTACTGCGGCACGGATGGGTGCAGGTGAAAAGGAAAAGCAAGACAGAAACGGGACGACAGAAACACACTAGCGGCCGATGATGCATGCGAAGCTCCTTGGATGGAATGACCGAGGTAGCCATGCACGCTTCGTGCCAGGTGATTGTATACAGAGATTGTGCCGAAAGTCAGCAGAAATCAGCTAATCAGGCGGTGAATGCACCGTTTTCTCGCATGCCGCCCCGCATCTGCACCAGAAGGCGGCGGCGCTGGCAGGCCACGGGTGAATGGGGACTGCTGCCTGGAACGCCTGTCAAAAACCAATGCGCATCGTCATTTGCGGCCGGCGATGCTCACTGCCTCGGCGGCACGCTGCTTCGGGCAGTGGCGTTTCTCGGGCCAGCGGGACGCCGGGCCTTCCTTGCGCCCGTCACGGTTTTGGTGGGCGCTATCAGGCGCAGTCAGGCGCCATCAGGCGTTGTTAGCCGCCCGCACAGGCATCGAGCAGCGCTTCCAGCTGACGCACATGGGCGGCACGCAATTGCTCGCGCGCCAGCAAGGCTTGCACTTGCTCGAAGATGCCGTGGGCTGGCACCGCCGGCAAGGCGGGCGAGGCGGGGCGCGTGGCGATGCATGGCGCGCTCACCGGCCACGCTTGCACCTGCGATGCTGGCCCCCATGCCGCACAGCCGGTCAACAAGCTTACCAGCAATAAACTGGCTAAACGATTGGCGAGGCTGCCTGCATGCCTTCCGGCACGTTCGCCTGGCGGCCTCATGGCATTTCTCTGGCGATCAAGGCCTCGGCGGCACGGCAGGCGTCGCCTTCGGGCGGCAGCGCCAGGATGCGCGCTGCCGCCGCTTGCGCGTCTGCCTGCCCGGTCTGCGCTGTGGCCAGCGCCTGGCGTACCCGCGCCGACCGGCGTGCGCCCTCTTCCCGCATCGTGTCGAGCGCCTGGCTCTGGCGCCGCAACACGGCTTGCACTTCGAGTACTTGCGCCGCGCACGCGGCACGGCCCGTTTCGCGGCCCCAGCGCTGGGCGCAAAACACGGCCGTGCCCAGCAACAACAGCATGGCCACAATGCTCCAGGACGGCTTCATGCCAGCACCTTGCGCGCAGCCTGGTACAAGGACAGACGCTCTGCCAGGCCGTTCACGCCACCGTTGATGCGACGCGTCACCCGTTCCTGGTCACCCGCGTCTGCCAGGCGGTTCAAGCCGCGCGATTGCCAGAACCAGCCCGCCGAGCGACATGCGAAAGTCGTCTGCTCCAGCAACTGCGGCGCCGCCAGCAAGTCGATATCCAGCGCCACGCCGCACGCCGCGTAGTTGGCGCGCCCCGTCACCTGCAGCAAGCCGCGCCCCTTGAAGCGCACGCCATCGCCAGCGACCACATTACCCAGGTCCGCGCGTCCTTCATAGGCCGTGCCGCTGGCCAGCTCGCGCACATAACGCAACTGTCCCGATTCGTGCCCCACCTGCGCCAGAAACGCCGCCTGGCGCAGCGGCGTATCGATGCTGAACTCGCTCATCGCCGCATTCAGCGGAGCCAGGAACAGCGTAGCGCGGCGGCCGGCCAACGGCATGATCTGCATCAATTGCGCGCCTGTCACAGCATGCCCCGCACATCCTTGACGGCAGCGGCCGCATCGGCCGCCAGTTCGCCGATATCCTTGCCGCGCCGCTTGTCGAACCAGCGCACGCAGGCGCCCAGTACCCACCAGGCAGGCAAGCCGGCCGCCACCATCAGCGGCGCGGCGATAAATAAAAATCCCGTGGCCGGGTCGCCGCCATACAGGCTCGCCACGGTTTTCGCACTGTCGAACAGGCTGGGCCACCACGACAGCACGGCGGCCACCAGCACGGGGCCGAGAAAGGTGGAAATGATGATGCTGGAACAAAAACGAATAAATGCCTCCTTGGTGGTTTGGGGCCACATGAACATGAAGCCCAGCGACGTGGCGGCGGCGCCGGCCAGCACGGGCACGCCAAACAGTTTGATCAATGCGCCGCCGGCGGCGGTGGTTTCGAGGGCCATGGTTGCCTTTCAGGTGATGGAAATGAAAAAACCCGCCGAAGCGGGTTTGTGGTGACGATGAATGATATGGACTAGGACGCCTCGAGCGCAGCAAGGCGCGCCTCTGTTCTGGAGATACGAGCCACGAGGCCACGGGCGATAAACAGATTGAGCTGATCGTTGCGCAGGGAATACAGACTACCTGCCTCCCTGATGACCACTTGCGTTGCCTCCACGGCCTCAGCTGCAGGAACAACGACATTCCCATCGGCATCGGTAAAAGCAGGCTGAGGGGGCACGGCCGGCCGATAACCCAGCTCCTCCTCCCACTGGTCGAAACAGATGAATCCGTATTCGAACGGATCGAGTCCATGCTGCTCCATGATGGCAATGATGCCCTGGACCGTGCCGCCGACGTGCCGGCGAGCATCCGCCCCTTTGGCCTGGATCGACTCCAACCACTTGTAAGTGCCGACACTTTCAGCGATGGTCTCCGCCGCACTGATCTCAGCGTCTGTCATTGGGCGGATAGGTGTCTTCATCCTGGCGTCCGAGGTATTGATGGCGCCTGTAACGGCATATACGGTGGTGTATCTGGATGCGGGCGCGCCAAGGGACAACACGCTATCTGACGTTGGGTACAACTGTTGCGGATTAATGGCGACGATATCGCTTAACACGCCACCTTTTCGCAACTGAAATGCGAACGTAGAATCCACGGCACTGTTATTGCATAACATCCGCCCACACAGGCCATTGGCGTTATACGAATCCCATATTGAGGGATTCAGGCCCGAGGCCTTCGCAGAGAAAACGCCGTATCCGTTTTGTCCCTGGGAGATAATTTCAGTTGACCCCCCGGATGTTACCGTCAACGTAGGAGAATTCATCGCTACTGAAACTAAATTGCTGAACGTCATCACCCCGGTATCCGCTACACGGAATCGCTCAACCGAATTTGTAATCATTGACAGTGTGCCTGCTACAGGCGAGTACAGGCCATACCCGCTGGCACCGATCAGGTACCCGACAGTCGACCGCACTGGTCCTGTGAATGAAGGGTTGGACTTCGGAGCCAGTAAATTCATTGCCTCCTGCTGGAGAATACTCACGGGTTTGTTAGCATCAGATGTATTGCTCACTTTATCCAGGGACGCTGCATTTGCCTTGAGGTCCAGCGCTTCCTGCTGCAAAAGGCTGATCGGTTTATTCGCGTCGGCTGTATTGTCCACTTTACTCAGGCCCACATCGTTTTTGCTGCCTGACGTGGCCACCGCCGCAAACTGTGGTTTACCAGTAATGCTGCCCCAGGTCGGCACATATGAGCTCGGCAGGGCGTCAGTAATGCCATAGCCAGCCAGCGTTGTCGCGCGCACCGCTTTTTTGGTATCCAATTCGGCCAGAGCCGCCTGCACGTTTGTCGCAACGATGCCACCCGCCGGCGTGCTTGCAACTTGCGACGCCACGTTCGTCGGAATCGTCACCCAGGCGCCAGCCTGGAATACGCGCAGGCAGCCGCCGTTCAGCACCGTGTCCCAGTAGGTCGCGCCGGCCAGCAGCGCACCGCCATTATTGTCAACGTCCGGCGGAAGCGCCTTGGCGCCAAGATAGCGCACTTCAAGCGATTTGAGCGCTGCCTCCGCCTTTGAGGCAGCGATGGCAGCAGTACCATCCGACTCTGCCGCCGCAGCGGCTGCAGCCGCCGAAGCAGCAGCGCTCGCGGCCGCCGCCGCGGAATTCTGCGGGATATCGACAATATCCTTCGCCTTGGCCAACTGGTTCAGCTGATAGATCAGATCCTGCTGGCCGTATTTAAAAGCATCAGTCATTACAGCTCCTCGACTTCAATGGTAGTGGTATATGCCTGGAAAGATGGCGTGGTGATGGCGGCCAAGTTGGCCAGGCGCCCATACACCTGGTGAGTCTGCTCGAGCTCGACGTCGTCGCTGTCCGGAAACAGGCTGACAAATAGCGGATGCGACAGACCATTCCCGCGCACGATGCGCCACAGCTCGGCTCGATCCATTGGCGTCATGTGGTCGAGAGAAATCGACAGTTTTCGGTACAACGCACCGCGCTCGACTTTCTGCTCGCCGGCGCCATTGCGGTACTGGCTGCTGGTATCGCCTGGCGTGACGCCGGCGCCGTAAGATGCGTTCTGCTCGGGGCTCCACCAGGCGCCGGCCACCAGGCGCGCAGCCTCAATGTAGCCGGCAGGGTTGTCGGGATCGACCAGGTCGATCACCAGTTTTTTGACGCTGCGCATCTGGAACCAGCTGCGGCCATACGTGCCACCTCCGTAGCTGAATGCATTCACACCGAGGGGCAGCGCCCCCCAGTTCCACATGCCCAGTCGCGCGTACTCGCATGCCGGCACGGTGCCGATATCGAAATCGGGTACGGCATCCCCTGGCTCGACGTAGCCGCGCACGCGAATCGTCGCCGTCGGCGTCAGGTTGCAAAATGGCAGAACCACGCCGCCGATGATCTCGGGCGTGGGCCAGGTGGCCGTAATGGTCAAGGCCTGGCCGAGCGAACGCAGCACGTCATACTTGCCCTCGTGCTGCAGGTTGGCCGGCCCCAGCGCGCCAGCCTGGCTGGACGCGGTCAGCACCGCCCGGTCGCCGGCGTTGTCATGGATGATGCGCAAGTTGTTCATACGTCACTCCGCGCTGGCCAAACAATGGCCTCAAGTTCTTCAAAGGAATTCGCTGCCGCGATCTGCTGGCGCAAGTGAAGGCCAATGGCGAATGCCTCGGCAACTTGCGCCCCCAGAGCTGCGCCAACGGCGATCATGCCGGCAGCATCGAGCGTCAGGTGGGTGTTATTTGATAAGGTCCAGTCAATGCTGTATGGCCGGCCGGCAGCCTGCGCCATCAGGGCCAGCTGCGTCGCACCAACTATGCGATCCTTGTCTGCCTGGTACACGACGCCATCGCACGCGAAATCCGCAGCTTCAGCCATACAGCGTGCCGCCTTGATGCGATCCCAAGTGCGCGCTTTGACGCCATCCAGCGTTCTTGCATCTATCCACATGTCTGCCGCCACATCATATTCGTGATATTCGCTGGGCTGGGGCGGTATCGTTTTTCCTGTGCGCTCGTTTGTTTGAGTGCCGTCACTGTTAATAATTATTGTTCCCATTAAAAATTCCTTGCGATCACAATCGCCTGACATTGTTTAACATAAAGCTTGCCCATATTCGCAGCGGTAAGGTATGCATTGGTGCCGGAAACACCGAACTGCACGGTGTCACCCACGTTGATATCCAAGGTAAGTCCGTAGACCGTTGCGGCAGGAGCATCGCCATCCTGCCGCTCCTGGACTCCGCTCAACCAGAGCCAGTTCCCGCTATTGATGCGATACCAGATGCTCAGTTGATCGTCGACCACCGCCGTGCAAACGATTGAAAAAAAGACTCTGCCAGAGCGGATACGGAGCGCGGCAGGCCACCCTGGAGCGTTGTGCTTGAACAGCACTTCCAGATTCGTAAATACGGCAGCAGAATTGAGCGACGAAGCTTCAACAAATACTCCGGATGCGGACGATTGCAGGGAAATCGATGGATAACCGGGTTCGAAAAATGCCGTTGCAGCGGAGGCAGTGCCAACAGACACACGTGCAGATGAAAGATCGCCAGAGAATGTACCTTTCACAGCGTCCAGCTCACCGGAAAATTTTCCTTTGGCTGCATCCAACACACCGGCAAAGCTGCCCTTCGCCGCTTTTAACTCACCGGTGAAGCTCCCATCGACACTGTCCAGATTGCCGCTGAAAACGGCGCGGCCATTAATGATGGAAAAGCCAGGCGCATAGATATTGCCTGCCGCATCGATCTGCACATACTTTCCCAGGCCCGGATTGCCAAACAGCAATCCACTCTCGCTCAGATGAAAACCGCTACCGCCATTGCTTGGCCATGCATAGGCATTGTTGGGATAACCACTACCGCCGTGCAGCGTCGCGCTGTAAATATCGCCGGCAGTAACTTTGCCGAGATCGGCGGAAATCGCACTCAACTGCCCCACCTTCAGCGCATTCAGATACGGCGCCGCCCACTTGGTCGTGCCGCTGGCCGGATTGAAAATACCATCGGACCGGTACAGCGATTCACCTGCGCCAAACAGCGGCGGCGAACCTTCCCACACCGTGCCTGCGCCCCAGGTGTCAATTGGCGGGAAAGAGGCATCGCCCTGCGTACTGAGCGTCGCCGGGGCGCTGGCCAGCGACAGCAGCGTAGTCTTGCTGTAGGCAACGCGAGCAGAATTGCCTGTCACGCCGTCGAAAATCTTGCTCACCGTCTGGCTGGCCGTGTAGGTCAGACCGTCAGCCACAATGGTCGCCGTGATCGTCACGCTGTCGCCCACCATGCCGGCATACGCCAGGCTGGCCACGTTGCCGACGCGCGTCAGCACGCTGGCATTGCTGGCGGTGAACGCCACCTGGCCCTGCATGTTCACCAGGCCAGCCGTGAAATCGATGCTGGCAGGAGCGGCAATAGTCGTGGCGGCCACCTTGAACGCCTGTGCAGTCGCCGCCAGCAGCAGCACGCGGTCGTTGGCCGGTGCGAAGCGCGGCACGGTACTCATGATCAACCTGTCACGCTCCCCCACAATCGCGCTCATACGAGCACCCCCACCGTCACCCGGCCCGTCAGCCAGAAGCGCGACAGCAGCACCACCACGCCCGGCACGCCATCCTGCAAGCCAAAGCGCTCGGCGCGCAGTTGTACGGGCTGCCCCAGTTCCAGCATCATCATTTCGGGTTCTCCATCGAATTCGTAAATGGTCCGCGGCACCTTGTTCAAGGCCAGGCGCCGTTGCGCTTCCGCGCGGGCGTCGGCCCGCGTCTTGAGGCAGGTATCGATCTGCGCCGGGTCGTCGGAAAGGCGGTAACGTGTGCGCACGGCTTCATCGACCACCGTTTCGGTCAGCCATTCCGTGGCATACAAATCCGCATGCGCGGGCGGAATGCTGGTCATCAGGCCGGCCTGCAGCGTGTAGTTGCGGTCGAAACCGATCTTCACGGCCGCCGTCACGGGCAAACGCTGAGCGGGACGCAGCGAGCGTTCGCGCATCTGCTCCAGACCGATCGCCACCGGCACGCCGGCGGCCGGCAATGCGATCTGCACCAGGCGCAGCTGGCCGGTGCGCGACATCAGCGCTTGCGCGCCCACGCTCGCCGCCAGCTGCTGGATGGCCTGCGCCTGGTTCGTGCGGTCCGCAACATACAGCCCCACCGGCTGCGGGTGGGCCGCATCGAAGGCAGCCAGGTTGTCCATATCCAGGTCCGCCACGGTAAAACGGTCGGCCGCCTTGCCGTAGGCCGTGGCGATGCGCTGCACCAGCGGCGCGATGCGCGGCGCATAACCGCCGCCCTTGTCGCCCTGCACGCTGGCCGTGATCGTGGTGGAAAACGGGTCAGTCGTCAGCTTGAAGCGCCCCGTCTGGTCATTCAAGCCCACGGCAATCGGCTTGCCGTTCGTGCGCACCTCGAACGTCGATTCGACCGCGCCGAGAAAACCATATTCCAGGGTGGCGGGATTGATCAGCAAGGGCGCCACGTTGTGACACTCGCCAAACGGTATCGGCAGGATGGCGTCCTTGTTGGGCGTCGTACCGCCCAGCTTGGTTTCGGAGATCGGCGTATTCAGGCGCTGCAGCTTGTCGCGCAGCACCAGGTTGACCGACTCGCGCCCCGCACTGGCCACGTCGGCGATGATGCCGTCGAAGACCAGCTGGAAGTCGGCCCGTGGCCAGGAAGGATCGCCGGCCCAGGCCTTGATCGGCCGGTTCATCCAGACGTCATCCAGCCAGCCATCGAGAGCCCCGTCGGCGTTATCGAGTTCGATATCGCCGCCCGACAGCCCCGCCTCGCCGGACAGGCTGACCTGTTCCGTGAAGGCCAGGCCGCCCTTGGCCAGCGGCAGGTACGCAGTATTTTCCGGCACCTCCTGCGGGCCGGTCACGTAGGGCCGCGAAGCGATATACCGCGTCACTTCGCTGCCGGCCATATTCACTTGCGCCTCGATCAGCACCATGCGGATGGCCGACGGGCTTTGCAGCCATTTCTGAAATTGCGCATCGGTCATGCATATTCTCCTTTCACCGCATTGGCCCAGGCGGATGCCCGGGACGATTTATCCACGCCATCGACCACCGTCCTGGCGGCATTCGCGTTCGATTCAAAGGTGGCCTGGATGGTGGCGCCCGTTTGCGCCCGCTGGTCGGCGCGCAAGCCTTCCAGCTCCACGCGCATGGCCTGGTTGTCTTCGCGCAGGCCGCGGATTTCGGCGACCAGGACGTCGGAGCCGACGTTCGCCGCCGACGAGTAGCGCACGGGGTCGAAGACTGCCGCTGCAACAGGGGAAGTCATCGCTGCCAGCGCGGCGATGACGGGAGGATTACCGAGTTGCACACCCAGATCCGCCGCACCGCCCATCGCCGCCCGCAGGCCGGCAATGGCCTGCGCCACCGTCAGCACGCTGTCGTTAATGGTGATCAAGCCCGATACCTGGGCATTGAGCGCATCGAGGCTGGCCTGCTGCACGTCGACCTGCGCGGCTGCCCATTTCAATGCTTCCTTGTTCGCTTCCACCACACGGGCATAGTCCGCCGCATAGCGGGCGTCGGACGCATTGACCACTTGCGATGCCGTCAAAAACGCCTGTTCGGCGGCAGACAAACCCGATTGCGCCGTCGTGTCGCCCGCATTCGCGGCCGCCAGTGTCTTCTCGAACTGCGCCCGCGCCTCGGCGTACTTCTGCTCCGGCGTCAGCGTCGACTGGGCGCCCAGCGCCATGCTGGAATTGAGCCCGTTCAAAGTCGTCACCCACGATTTCGACTTCTCCAGCGCCGACTTGGCCGCCGTAGATTCCGTCTCGTAGGCCTTGGCCAGCGCATCCTTCGCGCTGGTCACCGCCTTGACGGCCTGGATCTGGTCGAACAGCCCGCGATTGACTTCGGCAACGCTGCTGCGTTGAGCCGCCAGCAACTGCGCTTCCGTCTTCGTCAATTCGTTCAACTGCTGCTGCATATCCTTGCGCTCGCTGGCGATGTCGCTGGCTGTCTTGCTCACTTCGGCGAGCTCGCCGGTGGCGGCGCTGAGGTCTGCCGCATAGTCGGCCGCCTTTTTGAACGGCTCGGCGATGGCAAGCAGCTGCACATACATGTTCTGGCCGGCGGCCGTGTTCAAGTCCTGTGCCAGCACCAGCGCCTTGAATTGCTCGCTCGTCGTCACGCCGGACTGTCCCATCGCCGCCATCGCGCTGCGCACCGATTTGGTGATGGGATCCATCTGCTCGGCTTCGCTCAGGAAGTTCTGCACGAAGAAGCTGGTGCCGCTGGTCAGGGTATCGAGATCGCCAGCCGCGTTTATCAGGCTTTCGCTCAGGGCCACGGCGGCAAGACCGGAGCTGTTGAACGACTTGCCCAACACGGCCAGCACATCCGTCACCTGCATGTAGTCATTCGCAACGCGCGCCAAGGTTTCCAGATAACCCTCGCCGACCTTCTGGTACTGCTCCAGGCCACCAACGCCAAACTTGGCCATATCATCGCCCAGCTTGGAGAATGCGGCTTCCAGCGCTTTCTGAATCTCATCGCCCTTCAGGTCTTTCAGCGATATCTTTCCCATATCGACCACGAAGGACTTCAACCGCGCATTGAATGCATCACCGTCCATCCCAAGCACGCCGGCCGCAGCCTTGACGGTGTCGGACAGGCCGAGAATAACTTTACTGAACTGGTCGTTCGCTTCGCGATCAAGGCCACTCAAGGCCGTACGTTTCTTGTCACGGGAAAACCAGCCTCCCGACGTTTTGGTATCCGTGTACTGACTGGCTGATACGCCACCCGCCTGAATGCTGTCAAGCGAAGCTTTGTTCAACATTAGTCCTGTGTCAATCGTCGTCGTTTTACCACCGAAGATGGAACCAAGGATGCCGCCAGTGATTTTTCCTACCAGCCCACCCGTCAGCTTATCGAGTGTAAGTCCAATGACGCCGCCAGTGATTGCAACGGCAAGCGCGGAAGAACCAAATGCCGCCGCGCTGCCCTTGTTATCAGCGGCCATAACGCCAGTTACGCCGGAATTGCGCACCAACAGCCCGCCCAAGCCACCAATGCCTGTCGCCACCTGGCGCAGCGAATAGGCCATCGAGGCGGAATACGCCAGCCCCAGGCCGGAGTTTTTCTCCATGATTTCCAGTGAATTCGCAATCGAATTACTTTTCGCGGTGGAGTCCCCCAATACCGTACCAGTACCGGTGGCCGCCTGCCGGTCCCTGGCCGTAGTATCGGCACCGCCACCACCGGAAACAGCGACCCCAATTGCCAGCAGCATGCCAGCCACCATCGCAAATGCACCGATATTGGCGGGAAATGGCGCAGCCAACGACGCGGCGAGAGCCGACGTGCCATAAGCGCTGGACTTGGCAGCTTCTGCGGCAGCTACTGGACCAACAGAGGCCGCAGTACTGGTAATCTCGGCCGTCGTCGCCGCAGTTTTCGCCGTTGTCACCAGGGTGATATTCGTCAGCTTTTCAAACAGCGACTTGGCATTCATGGCAAATTCATAGGCGCGAAAACCCTTTTCCACCTTTTCCATGACTTCATAGCCAGTCGAATGTTCCTTGAAAAAGCCTTTTGCCGCCGTGGCCATTTCGCGGTACTGCCTGACCGTCGACATGTGTTTTTTATCTTGTGCCTTGTCCTTGTCTTTGTCGGTCTTTGCTTCGCCCATCTCCTTGACAAAGGTAAAATCGATATCGTCCTGTGCCTTACGGAAGCCCAGCAAGGCCGTCGTCATCTTGCCGATGGTGCCGCCGACCTTGCCAAACGCCGTCTCCAGTTTTTCAGCAAACGTCTTGGCAAACTCCCCCGCCTCCTTCCACTCGGCCTCGCTATACTTACGCGTGGGCGCCGCCGGTGCCGCTTTTGCCTTCGCATCGGCCGCCACTTTACCGGCGGTGTCCAGCTTGTCCTGGCGCTGTTCTTCCAATGCAAACGCACCATATTTGGCACCCGCGCCGGCTGTGGCAGGGCTACCTTTGGCGCGGAAAGCAGCCAGCCGCGAATAGGCATTGCCCAGGCCACTTACCACATTGAAGGCATCGACCAGCGATTTTTCCTCGCTGGCATTCACTGCACCCAGGGCCTTCGAGGCGGCGGTGGCGGCGCGTGCCTGCTCCGCCAGGGCGCGCAGTAACAGCGCCGACGATTCCGCCTCTGTATTGGCCGCCTTCATGCCCTCGGCCGCAGCCAGGCTGGCCTCGCTAATTGCTTTCAGTACCTGAGCGGTGTCGGTCGCCTTCGTCAAGTCAATGACAAGTTTTAATTCTGTTATCTCTGGCATGTTTGGCCCATAAAAAAAAGCCGCGCATGGCGGCCGGGTTGAAAAATGCGGGTCAGCCCGCCGCATGCTGGTGCGACAGGAACAGCGCGTCGAGCTGGTCCAGCAGCTGGTGCTCGAACGGCTCGATGGCGATGCCGTGGCGCGCCTGCCAGGCGAGGATTTCCGTGCTGGCGATGGGATTGACGGCCATGCCGTTCTGCCGCTTGCGGTTCAATTGCGCGAACCATTCCCACACGTGGGCCAGCTCGAACGGCACGGGCGACGCAGCTTCCTCGGGCGGCGCGCGGAACAATGGATGGCGCCGGGCCGCATCGATATGCTCCCCCTTGGCATGGCCATCGGCCGCCCGCGCGCCGCGCTCGAACTGGTGCCCGGCGTAGCGCAGCAGGCTGGCCGTCAGAGTTTCAAAAAATTCGACTCGTTTTCCAGCGCCGTGGTGACCTTTTCCTGCCAGGTCGGGTATTTTTCAAAGGCCGCTTCCAGCAGCGCCGGATCGAGGGGTACCGGTGCGCCGTTGCTGGTAAAACCGTACCAGCCCGTGACCACGGCCAGCGCCAGGCGTTTCTGGTTGCCGTCGATGGCTTGCACCAGCAGTTCCGCGCCTTCGTCGGTGGAGGCGTCGATGGCCGTCTTGCGGCGCGCCGATTTCTTGTAGCCTTCGGCGCGCACGGCGTTGTTGGCCAGGCGGTATTGCTCGCTGTTCTTGCCGACGATGGTCAGGCCGGCCACCGCTTCGCCGTCCGCGTCGAAGATGACGGGCACGTCGAACGTGACGGGCGTGGCAGCCGCATGGATATTGCCGATGTCGAAACCTGCCTGGATTTTTTGTGCGTTGTTCATGTGTGCTGCTTTCTGTATGAAGTAAAAAGTAAAAGGCCGCCATCACGGCGGCCCCGGATCAAGCGTCAGCCGCTTACAGCGCGCTGTCCTGGATGCTCAAGGTGGTCGCTTCATGCTGCGCATCGGCGCCCTTGTAGCGCAGGACGTCGAAGGCGCAGGTGACGATTTTGTTTTTCTCGCCGTCGTCGATCTTGGCCGAGGTGATCTTGATGCGGCCCATGGCCAGCGCCAGCACGTCGGCGGTTGGCGCCGTGCCCGACGCCATGGCGTAGGCCAGCGGGATTTCCGTCTCGGACTTGAAGTAGTCGAGATAGGTGGCGTCCTGCAGCAGCACCGTGAACTGGCCCGAGCCCATGACCTTGCCGCGCGAGGCGGCCGTGGCGTACTTCGAGCCGATCACCGGGTCGACCTTGACCTGGCCGTCGAGCGAGACGGACATGCCGGTGCAGATCTGCGACGGGATGCCGTTCACGGACAGCATCGCCGTGGCGCCCGAGAACTTGCCGGTGCCCGGCGCGGCCAGCGGCGTGGGGAAGTACGGCACGGCCGTGGTCGGGCCTTCCGCCTTGCCCATCAGGGTGAAGTCCAGGCTGGTGATGCCGTTCGGCTGCACGGCGATATCCATCTTGCTGACCAGCTGATCGACGAAGCTGCGGTGTACACCGATCTTCGGGTCCTGCACTTCGGCCGTGAACCAGTCGGTGGTGTGGCCGCTCAAGGGGGTGAAGCTGCGCTTGCCCACGGCCGCCACGCCGACCGAGTCGCCGGCCGCCTTGACGATCATGGCCGAACCGTCCATGAACTGGCCATTCAGGTTGGTCGCCGTCACCGACGTGACGAAGAAGTTCTTTGCATTGTTGGCGGCGGCCGGCGCCGTCATGCCGGTGATGCGCACCACGCTGCCGGCGCGGAAACCTTCCGCCAGCCAGGAACCGGCGCTGCGCGTCAGGCCGGAGGCGGCAGCGGCGATAGTGGTTTGCGCGGCAGCGACGCCGCCGGCCGTGAAGTCGCGGCGCAGCAGCGCTGCCATCAGCGGTGCGTAGGTGCCGCACGCCGCTTCGGCCTTGATGGCGCCCGTGGTGCGGAAATTGCCCAGGCGGGTATCGCCCTGCTGCTGGCTGGCGTCGATTTCGGCGCTCGCATATTTGTCCGCTTCCGTGTCGAAGGTGGCCGTGACGCGGGGATAAATCTGGCCGCCGCCGGCGGCGGCCTTGCTGCCTTCGGCACTTTGTTTGCTGATAACGATCAAGCTGTCGATGCCGTTTGCTGTCGATGCCATAAGTAATACCTTTCGTGGGATGAAAAAAAAGACCACAGCTGTGGTCTTGAGGGGGGAACTGCCAAGTATCGGGAAAATAAAAAGCCCGCACGCGGTGAGGCGGCGGGCTGGCGTCCGGATGGCATGGGGCCATGCCGGATGGATGTTGGGCGAAGGGGCCATGAAGGCCGTTCGCTGCGCTGATTTCCCCTATCGGTGTCGCGCCAGAGGCGCGTCTATTACGAGTGGAGAAGCATGTGGTCCTGCGGTGTTGCCGGTGTTTCTGTTGCTGCGTGATCGAGACTCTATTGTAGGGGCGTTTTTTTCAGCGCCAGGCATATTGCAAAAAAACTTTTCAGTGCCCCAGGCGGCGCATGGCGCGGGCGCCGTGCGACTGGAAGATGCCTTCCAGCTCGCTGACCATGTCCTTGATGCGTTCGAGCTCGAAACCGCCGGAGCAGCTGATGGCCGCTTCGCCGGCGCCGTGGCACGCCTTGCAGACGACCGGCGCGCCGGCCTGCATGGCGGCGACGACGCCCGTGCCGTGGCAAACCTTGCACTTGCTGTCGAGCCAATGCGCGAGCGACGCTTCGGCCACGCGGCGGTACAAGGTATTGGCGGCCTGCGCATCCCAGGCCGTCTGCGCCTTGACCCAGCGCCGTGCGCGGCCCTTCTGCGTCACGGCCGCCGTCCAGGCGCGCAGCAGCTGCGCCAGGTTGCCGGCATTGCCCTCGAACAGGCGGCTGACGGTGCCGTCCGCGTATTTGACGCGGCACAGCAAGGCGCCCATGTCGCCGGCCAGCGCCGCGGCCGCGATCACGTCCAGGTCGTGGTGGACGGCATCGTCGCGCAGGTTCTGCGACGACAGCGATGCGATGAATTTTTCTGCAAACCCCATGATTTTCTCCTCGTTGATTCTTGTCTTAGTTTTCCCGCGCCGGCCCGAACAGGGCCGCCACCAGCGGATCGCGGCGCGCCGCACCGCGTGGCCAGCTGGCCGTACGGCGCACCTGCGGCGGCAGTTCGGCCCAGCCGTCGACCTCGTCGTCCTGCTCGCCCAGCGCGTACAGGGCGGGCCGCTGGCGTCCCGGCTCCGTGCAATGGCGCTGCGCCAGATGAATCTGCCCCATGCCGCACATGTGGCGCAAATAGCGGCTCATGGTGCCCGCGTCGAGTCCCAGCAAGGCGGACAACTGCGCCGCGCTGGCCTGGCCCTGCTCGCGGATGTACTGCGCGATGCGGGCGATATGCAGCTGCGACTTCTTGCTGCGTCCCTGTAACTGGCGCCCCTGCCGCGGCACCGCCCTGCTTTCAACCGACTGACTGCTGTTCAACAT